TGTTTTCCGGCTCGCTGGCTTTTGCCTGCTGCAGCGCGGCCAGCTGCCCGGTAAGGTCGGCATTCAGCTGTTTCTGGCTGGCGAGTTTGCCGCGCAGCGTCTGCTCATTGCCCTGCATCTGCTGCGCGCGTGCGGTCTGAGTGTCCACCTGCTCCAGCAGCGCTGACTGCTGCTCTGCCAGCTGATCGGTCTCAGCCTGCGTGGTTTCCACTTCCGCGCGCAGCTTCGCCTGTGCGTCCTTCTGCTTCGTAAATTTGCCGCTGTTCTTCTCGATCAGGTTGGAAAGCGCCTGCGTCACCTGCTGCAGCGACACGTCACGCCCGCCAATCGGCGCAACGATGTGCGTCACGTCGCGCTTGTTGGTCAGGAACTGGAAGGCTACCAGCGTGTCCTGGTTACGGATCTTGCCGTTGTCCGCGGTCGGTGAGTGGAACACCAGCGACACGGTTTGCCCGTCGGATAACGGGATAAGCGCGCTCAGAACCGGAATGCTGGCCACGCGGCGCACTTTGCCGATCACCGCGCCGCCCACGGTTTTCTGCCCGGTCGTGTCTGCGCCGGCGTCGTCGGTCCCGGCGGTAATGTCGGTGCCGTTCAGGCCACGGTTCAGCGCCTTCACAAATGCGCGCATGGTCTGCGCCAGGCGCATACGCTCCGTGCTGATCGCCTCAAACATCGCGCCCGGTAACACGCTTTGTTCACCCAGGTAGGCGTGATCGATATCGTCGATAGTGGCGCTTTCCAGCATCATATCCGCGCTGCTGCCGGTCATCAGGCCGTCATACACCGCCTGCGCCAGCTCTGCGCCCTGCGTGCGGCGCTGGAAGTCCAGCACCATACGGTTTTTAAGGATCTCACTCATTACGCTGCCTCCTCCAGTTGGGCGATCTGCTCTTTAAGCTGCCGCGTCAGTGCCTGCTCCTGATTTAGCTCAGTCTGCAGGCTGTCCGCACTTTTCTGCGCGTCGTCCGCGCTGCGCGTCAGCTGCTCCACCTTTGCTTTGGTTTCCGCTATGCCTGACTTATAGGCGTCACGCTGCTGGCGCACTTCGGCCAGCAGCTGCACCGAGGATTTCACGCCGCGTTTGGGCTGCGCCGTGTCATCGCTGGTGGCAGCAGCGCGCGCCATCCTGCGCGCCAGGGCTTTCTGAAAAGCCGTTGAGCCTTTGCTGAATAGCGTGGCCAGCTGGCGCCCGAGCTCAGGGATCGTGGTGACGTGGGTAAACGGCACGTTTTTCCCGTTCAGCTTCAGGCCGGAAATGTCGCCGCTGTCGTTGACCTGCACGGTCATAACCTGCTCGTCCATGCCAGTGAGGCTGAAAGTTTTGGTCGGTACGCCGTCTTTCCTGCGTGCGGTGCCGGCGGCGGTGACTTTGGCAATCTCATAGCCGCCGGTGGCGATCGCCTTCTTCAGCTTCGCCAGGCCCTTATCGTTGAGTTCGTCAAAATTCAGCAGCACGTAACCTTTAGGATTCGACACTGAATACCCCCTGCTCTGACTTGCTCAGCTGGTACTTTCTGGAAATGGTGTCCTGCAGCGGGAAGATCCGGTAAAGCGGATTCAGGCGGCTGTTGCCGTGCGTCACGCGCACGGTAAGCAGCCATTCACCCGGTTCAAGGTAACGCGTGTCGATCAGCAGAAACTCCTCGCTCACGCCTTTGGGCGAGAGGTCGAGCGTGCGCTGCTTGCCGGAAATAACCACCGTCGGATCGTTGCTGTCGCGCAGCCAGTACTCAATTTTTGCGCCCGCCAGCTTGCCGGCGCAGGCAATGTTAAGCCGGACCGGAAACGCCAGCGCGTTATCACGCGCAACGGCGGTACCGCACCCCAGCAACTCCACCTTTTTACGGGCAAATACGCAGCGATCCGTCACCATTGCTGCAGCCATCGCAGCAATAAACAGGTTCTGATAATCAATCATTGGCCGGAGCCTCCTTTTGACCCAAGCACGCCGTTTATTGCCGCAATGAGTCGTTCTTTGAATACAGTTGAAAGTTCACGCCAGTTGTTGCTCGCCACTAATACGGCGAGATAAATCACGATTTCATCCAGTCCCTGCTGCCGCGCAAAAAAGTAGGCCGTGAGGCCGGTAATTAGCGCCAGCACCAGCTCAGTGACAAAGTTGAATACGTTCGGTTTGATCCGGTATTCGCGCACTCCCAGCAGGAAAACGCCTGTGCCACTCAGCAGGGACAGGAGAAGCGAAACCGCGAGCATTTTTTCTACATCGGTCACATACCCCCCTTTGGTACCTGGTTATCAGGTGGCGAGAGGGTAAGCAGTCTGTAATTTAGAGAGGTAAAGAAAAACAGCGCCCGGAGGCGCTGTTTTTAGGTGTGACGTGTAATTCGGCTATCAAACTGAGGGCTTGTCCGGCCAGGCTACGGCAGCTCCGGCTGATATGTCGATATTCTGCAGCAGTTCGGCGTAGGCCATCCACTCAATCAATTTCGCTTTGCTTGCGTCGCTGATCATGTTCAGCAGTAGCTGCGTCTGCCATAACTGCGTCGCGCTGTGTACCTCTGCCAGCTTATCAGCACGCAGCTTTTCAGCCGCCTCGCGTGCTGCAGATTCTGCCGCAACGCTGTCAGTTACCCAGGCGCTGCCAGACCATACATCGTGCTCTGTCGCCGGTGCCTCAAGCGTCATGGAATCATCAAGCGGGCCGACTTCGGTAACTTCCAGGACATAACGGGTACTCTTCTGATAAGCCTTCAGGCCACGAAAATCGTCAATGATTTCCCAGCCATCGCCGCTGAAGCGGGCGATCTTCAGCTCGTCCGGAAGGATGGCTGGCGGAGCCTGAATAGTGCAGAAGGCGGGCAGGCCAACGCCTTTTGTTACCTTCTCTGTTGTCGAGCCCGCAAACAGCCCGGTAGACGGGTGCGCATTATAGGCAGTCACCACGCCATCCGCTGTGGCGAGCCCGTTTTTAAACGTAACCTTCTTCATTAAGCAGCTCTCACAATGTAGTTAAATGCTATGTTTCGCGGCCTCACCCTGAAGCCCGTACCCGCACCCAGTCCTGTAGGCGTAAGCGTGATTCCTGGATAATGCGCAGACGTTGAGGCCATCGATTCTCTGGCGTCATAGTCCTGTGTGTAGTAGTTGGAATAACCTGTATTCTGGACTGTTGATTCTGGACGCGTGACAAGGGTGTAGTTACCATCGGTTCGCTTTGCCAGTCCCCAGTTTTCAACAAGTGTTGCGGCCTGCCAGCTCATAACCTGACGTCCGTTGTCCACGCCACGCCCGTTATCCGCACCACGGATAAATTCGCCGCGCAAATCAGGTAGTGTCAGGTTCGGGTAGGCTCTTGCCAGTTCTGGATAATCTGACGCACTGAATTTTGCGCCATTGCAGAGTAGCCAGCCGTAGGGGATTTCATCAGATGGCCACGGGAAAGGTATGCCAGCAGGAAGGTTCAGCGCTTCTAACGTGGGTTTATATCCTTCGTGATAAACGCGCTGATTGTCATACTGCAAAGAACCATCGTTTACTAACCGGAGAAACTTTTTGGTAGTCGCATTCCCCATATAAACATCATTCGCTGCACACCCGAAATTGAGCAATGACGTTATTCCTGGCGCTTTGACTGTTAGCTCACTGCTGAACTGAACCGGCCCTGTAAAAAGTGCGCTGCTGCGTACCACAAGACCGATATCGCTATCCGGAAGGCTGGTGTCTGTGCTGCCGATGATTGTCTGGCCACGCAAATAGTTTGGCGCGGTTCCCTGCAGGTACAGGTTCCATCGGTTCACGCCGGGGCGCGCATTCAGACGCCCGTCAAAAGCGGCAGCTGACAGAATGTTCTCGCTAGTTTTATCGTAGGCGCGGAACGAGGAAAAATTGCTGATCTTCGTGGTGCTGTTGACGGTGCCGGAGTTCGCCCAAAACTCCACCGCGTCATTCAAAGTATGCGCTGTTTTCCCATCGCCAAACGTTAACTCAGCGCCAAAGCCCAGCGCGCGCTCTGTCGCGTCTGCGCCAATATTCGCATACGCCATAGCCACCAGCTGCGTCGTGCCAGTCAGGTTGCCATTGCCGGCGAGACCGTTACCCAGCGTCAGCAGCCGGGAAGCGGACGCGCCAGCCCCCAGGCCGACAGAAAGCTGGCCTCTGGAACCAAAAGCAGCACAATACTTACTCCACGTTTTCCCGTTATCCCGGTTATCTGCTTCCAGCAGCAGGTTAGTGCCGTAGGTTCGCCAGCGATATGACGGGTTATTTGTAGTGCGATCAATGAGCGCCAGCGCAGGCGAAAAGCTGTTAACGGTGATGCCTTGGCTGCCGTCACCATTACTGCCGTTCACCACCATCGCCGCACCGGTAAGATCGCCAATGGCAGTTGAGCCTTTCGCCAGGACGGTCACCGGCCCGGTAAAGTCAGCGCCGGCCGCAACAGTCAGGCTACCGGCGACTGAAGCTCCGCCGCGAAACTTCATTGTCGAGACGTTGATATCGCCCGTGCCGTCGGCAGAGAGGCTGATCCATGTATTGGGTATCGAATTGCCCCAGGTCACGGTATCGGTGTTATCGACTGACTGGCCTAAATACCAGTGCAGCGTGTCGTCTGACTTCCGTCCGCGAAGATAATAGGCTTTATCTTTGGTTGAGGGCTTCAGCTGCAGCGCAACCTGATCAGCTGAAAAGAGGCCTGCCCCATCAGAACGCAGACCGCCGCCGCCGACTAATGAAAGTCCGCCGGACCCCTGCAGCGTGGCGGTACCGTCGCCACTGTTGAGGGCAAAGCGCGCTGTGGTCGCGCCAGAGCGCGCGCGCGCATCGAGCGCAAGCTGCCCGCCGCCGTGTGTCATGTTCGTGATAGTAATACTGCCGAGCACTCTGCCGCCCCAGGTATCGGTCGTCGTGGACGCCAGCCGCCCGAAGATGTTCATCACGTCGGTGTCATACGCCGTCGGCGTATCTTCCGGCTGATCGGTGCGCACAAACGTCATGACAGGCGTTGACGGCTCAGAGCGGATCACGCCAATACGGAACCCGGCCTGAATCTGTGAATTAACCTCCAGATTCTTTGCGAATTTCACTTTCGGTGTATTGATATCGGTCAGGCTGTTCAGGCTGGTAATGTCGTTGTTCCAGCCCGCTCTCGCAGCGCCCAGGTTCAGCAGATCGGTCAGCGTCATACTGGCCGTGTCCATCTGTTTACGCCAGCCGTTTGCATCAGCGCCACTGCTCAGGCCATGCCATGCCCAGGAGCCATTACCACCGCCCGCGGTGCGGATATACACCGTGCCGTTTTGCGCGACCAGCAGCTGCACCAGCGACGCGCCGGCATCATACAAACGGCGAACGTTGATTAGCTGGCCGCTCAGTGCCAGTGGCGCTTTACCAAGCTCAACCGGACCGTCTGTAAAGCTGCCGCTCAGCGTCCAGAAGGCGTTCTTTCCGGTTACAGTCACGTCAGCCAGCGACGTAATTTTGCTGTTTAATACAGCAGACGTTCCGCCCAGGCCAAACGCCCCTACGGCCATCAGAGCGCCGGCCGTCATATCAATCGAGGTTTCCTGGACGTTCGCCAGCGCGGCGGTACCGAGCCCAAGATGCTTGCGGGCTTCCGGAACGTTTGGCAGATCTCCCAGGTTTTCAGAGGCCTTCAGCTGCTTGTCATTGGTTACCTGGTCGAGCTCAATGTTCTGACGAAAGAGCGCCTTATCCTCGATGTCTGAACCATTGTTAGCGATGACCATGTTATTATCGATCATGCCCTTCAGGATTTTCAGCCCCTTCAGGTTAGCTGCAATCAGTTCATCATCGCTGGTGAGTATGGAGTCCAGCGTAATACCTACCTGCCGGTTGATGCGGTAGTTCGTGACGATCATCGCCTGCGTCACCTGCGTGGTGCCGGTTGGCACAAGCACGCGGCAAAGCTCCAGCTGGTTCGGTGCCAGCGCAACCGACAGATCCTGCGCAAAGACGCGCGCGGCCTTAACGGCGGAATCGCGGTTAACCTGCTCTGTCACCACGCCAACTTTGTAGTTCGCCTCCAGCACAATGCGCGTGGTCTTGCCCGCCACTACCGGCAGCGACAGATCGGCCAGGTGCTGCACCGTTACCTGGTGAGCGTTAACGTCAATAGAAGCCGAACCCTGCCCGCCGTCAGCGCCCTTTGAAGTGACAACGACGCTTAGCCCGGTACCGGCTACCGGGGAAAAACCCAGGTAGAAGCCGGGACGCACGATCCCTTTTAATTTCCGGTTAAGCGCGGAACTGGTGTAGGTCTCCAGATACTGCATATCAGCTGACAGCGGCGCGGTACCATACGGAATGCCGGACATAACGCCTACGTCGGTAATTTCGTTATCAGTCATGTGCGTTACGCCGTTTTCTGTTCAATGGTAACCAGCAGGTTATAGGCCTTGCCGCGAAATACCGTGTCCTGCTGCAGACAGAGCACGGCAAAGGCGTTGCCGTCTCCATCCACCAGCGTCAGCGTATTAAGGTCATAGGCTTTATCAGCGGCCAGCGCTGACTCGTTAAGCTGAATAGAGACAGAGATTTCCGCGCCGGAGCTGGTGAGGATCAGCGGCGTCTCAGTAAACTTGCCGGACAGGTTGGCATTGCTGAAGGTGGAGGGAATATCTGCAATGTTCCAGCCGCCGGCAGCATTACTGGTGACCAGCGCAGACTTGCCCCAGTAGGCTTTCGCCATTTGGAAGCGGTTTCCCTTGCCGATGGATGATTCAGCGCGACGGATGTAGTAGTAGTCCAGCAGCTTCGCCTTAAACAGCTTGCTGCTGACGGAGATGGTATCAGCCATAAAAAAGCCTCTCAGAGTTAAGAGGCCAGAGGGTAAGGAGTTTGTAAAATCCGCAGGTCAACTATGAGACAAATTGCTCGTAAAAAAGCATTGTAACCGTGCTGGTGCCGCTGCCGTCCGTGGGTAGCGCCAGAGTAAACTCCGGCGTCCCATCGAAGGGAAACGCCATTGTTTTACTGCTGCCGTCGTCACGCGTGACCGTAATGCCCTGATAGTCACCCTTCAGGATAGCGATGTACTCCACGCCTTCCTCCGTAAATAACCGGGCGCGGCTGTCATCGCCGGCGCTGGCAATAACAACCGGCGCCGGAGCGGCGTCCGGTTTGTTCTGGTAGTCGTTCCACCAGGCATCAGCAGGTAGCGCGTCATAGCGCTTAACGTAGCGCGCTTCTCTGACGGGCTCAGGAGACATGACATGCAGCTGCTGTGACGTCATGTGCAGCGTCTTTATTTCCGATTGTAGATCGGCGTAGGACATTTTGGCCCGGTAGTCGATACCGGCACTAATCAGCCGCACGCGCTCTGAATCAGCGGTAAGCTCAAACGAGATAAACAGTGCCACGCCGTCAAACACAATATGCAGCGGCAGCAGCGGCTCAATGATCTGGTCAAACTGGCTCAGCAGTTTGTTAACCGCCTCCGTCTGTTCCACGTAGCCATAGCGCTCGTACAATTCGTTAAGCGCCACCGAAATTTGGGCGCGAGACGTCAGAAAGAACTCGCCATATTGCTCCTGCGCGACCTCCACGCCCTCTTTTGTGGTGAAGAATGAGCCGTAAGGTGCTTTCTCCTGATCCACCGGCGCATAGAGCGGTTGCCAGGTCACGGGCAGGTTATCGAACTCGCGCCAGAACGTTGACGTGATCGGCTTATCGGTCCCCTTAAAATGCACTTCATCCAGGCGCTGCGCCAGCAGTACCGGCCTGCTGGTGTCCGTGGTTTCCGCCACGACAAAAAAGCGGCCATACTCGCTCATGCGCAGCGTCAGATCGTCTTTGTTCATCGTGAAATAGCTTTTGCGATTGGTGATGCGCTCAAGCGTCGGTTCTACCGCCTGCTCAAATACTGACTGCAGGATATTTGCGAAGCCCGACCACAGCTCTGACGTGCTTTTCTCTTTTGTGAGCCGGTCTTTTACCCAGTTTCTGATCATGGCTTGGCCTCAGAGATAATTGATGTCAAAGGTGGAATTAGCAACGTCGAGATAGATAAAGTCATTCAGCTGGACGGCGGTTTTCAGATCGTGCGTCTGCACGTCGTAGGAGATAAACAGATCAAGCTCCTCAATGACGCGCCACAGGTCTTTTACCTGCACCTGCGCAAATTGTTTGCCGGCGGCAACGTCACTCTGATAGCTGTCGCCAAAGGTAGTCGCATCGCGCCCGAATTGTGCCTCCAGCAGTTTCTGCACCTCGTCTTTCGCATCGGAGATAATGACGTTCTTCTTCGCCACGGCGCTGACGCTTACCGTAAACGGCTCCTCCTGCGTGCGCACGTAGCGGAAGGTTTTATTTAGCTCATTGGGTACAGACAGAACGGCGGTCATAAGCAGTTCTTCGAGCTCTGCCTGCGTATACCCCGGCTTGTGGCCGCAAAAGAAAATTGTGTTGATGTTGGAGAGTGATTTAACGCCGGTTGACTGCTCCTGCTCCTTTTCGCCCCAGGCGCTGATCCACGACATACCCGGCACTTTGCGATTCAGGAAGTATTTGTAATCGCCGCCCCACACAACCTGTTCATCATAGGCAACGTAGTACTGCGCCCGGTTGCGGGTCTCCTCGGTTGATTCAAAACCGCTGCCACCGGTGATCGGCGTCATAGTCACTACTTCGATTTTGCTGCTCATATCGGCAATGTTGCCCGCCGGCGTCAGCTTCTGGCCCTGCGTCAGCGTGGTGTCACCCCGGCTGCACCACACGTCCAGATCGACCTTGCTGCCCGTTTCCGGCATTTTACCAATTGCGCCATCGCCAAAGCGCACGCCCAGCTGCTCCGAAGGCTTATAGACCATCACGTAATGCTTACTGGTGCCGCGCGACAGGCGAAACAGCGGGTTATTTTCCCACAGGGTTTTGTTCTCGTTTTCCGTTACAAAAACGTCGAGTGAAACGGCCTCCTCGGTAATGTCGCGCGGCAGCATAACCGTATAAAACGCCGACTCAGCCTCAATTGTGGTGGACACGTTGACGTACTCCATCTGGCGTACGTCATTCACAGTCACGCTTTTACCTGCGGGGATATAAATCACGTCGGTTGTGACGTAGGGCAGCTGCGCCAGCGACAGAAACTCTGCGTAAATCGGTAGCTGAATGTCCTGATCCGTTTTATTGGTGATCTTCACGCTGCCCCAGGACGGCGTGATTAAGTGGCCAATGTAGTTACGATCTTCGGCTGCGGCCAGAATGCTCGATCGCTTCGTTGCAGTAGAGATAAAACCCTCAGTCAGCCCGCGTTCGGCGGTGCTCTGCGCGGCATAAATGATCTGCGCGCCAAACACGGCCATCATCTGAATGAACTGGCTGTTAGTAAACTTTCTCCACCAGCTGTTGCTCTGCAGCAGCCCGTTAAATTTGTCCTGTAATGCCTGAATGTTCACAATATTCCCCGGTTAACTTTTATTCATGGACACGGCCAGCGCGCCGTTTGATGTGACGAATGTGATTTGCCAGGTATCAACGTTCTCCGGGGCGCAGCGGATAGCGCGCAACCCCAGCGCCGGCAGATCAATACGCAGCTTGCGCAGCAGCGCCGCTTCTATGGCGACTTCGGTTAAATGGCCGGTCTCAGATCCGACAGGCTCATGTTTGTAGTCCTGCATGGTGTTACCCCAGCCAGGCAGGCCATAGACGCTGCCCTGCGGGGTTCTCAGCCACTCCTCAAGGCGGGCAAGCCACGCCTGAGAATCACCCTCTTTCAGCACGACGCCGCCCTGATCCACGCGCATCAGGCAGTCAATTTCGTTTTGCATGCGTTAGTCCCTCAGTAATTCGTTGAGCGCCGGATCGCTGATGCTCAGCGACGACGACTGGCGCGGCGCCGGCTGCGCGGTATTCACCACTTTGTCCGGTGCTTCTTCGCCTTTTTTCTTGGTGACGCCCAGCAGCGCCTCCAGCTGCGTGCGCATGGCTTTCAGCTCTTTGAGCATGTCCGAATCCTGACCGGCGCTGTCGCCCTTCATCATCGGACGCATCCCGCTGGCGCCTAAATCAGTGACGTTCGGGATTTGTGCCGGGTGACTCAGCAGCGGCTGCTGCGGTGCGGAACGTGCCAGGGATGCGCTGCCGCCTGCAAAAAATGACTGGCCGGCGCTGGCCAGCGACTCTATGCCGCTGTCCAGAAAACCGCCCGCTTTGCTGGTGAGCGGTGACACGGCCCTGAAAATCCCCGGATCGGATATGCCCGCCTGACCCAGCACGCCGCTTATCATGTCGTTACCGCTGAAGCCCCCCAGCGTCTGGCTGAAAGTGTCGCCCAGGGCAGGCATGACGGCAGAGCCAACGGCTTTCACGCCGTCCATCGCACCACCCATCATGCGATCAAAAAATCCGGCTTCTGCTGCAGACTGCGCTGGCGCGCTATCAGCCTCCATAGCCCTGTTGATGACCTGCTCTTTCGCCGCATTAACAACACTGCCAGACGTGGCAGAGTTCGGACGGACGCGGGCGCGGCCAAACGATGCGCCTGACGTAGCGACAGGACGTGAGCGGGTAGCAATCTGGCCCGGTGAAAGCGCCGCCATCTGCAAGCCAGCCGGGAGCGAATCGCCGGCAGGCAGCGAAAGCCCGCTGGTTGGACGGTTACGGGACAGCCCTTCCACGCCCAGTGATTCTGCTGCGCCCTGTAACTTGCCGTCAGCCCATTGGTTGAGGCCTTTCACGCCGCCCCAGGCGGACGACGCACCCTGTTTGATTTTGTCGGTTAAGCCCGTGGCAGGTTTGTCTTTGTCAGATTTCGCGGTGGCTGCTGCAACCTGTGAGCCGGTTGGTGCAGCAGGCGCATTTACTACGACGGCAGGTGCCGCCTGGACCGGTGCGGCAGCGGGTGCCACTGCACCAGGCGTTACTTTTACCTTGTCGCCGGCCGAATAAAGCGAATCGGCGGCAACGGGTGCCAGCCCCTGCTTTCTCCGCGCTTCGTTTACCGACTTCAGGGATTCATCACTGAATTTGCCCCCTACCCACTTGCCGTTTTCGTTGTGGCCAATGGCATTCATCATGAAGTCATTCGTCACCTGCGGGTTGCCGCCCTCTATGGTGGCGATACCGCGCATCATCTGCGTCATGACTTTGGGATCTTTGAGGTCAAGCTGCTGATTGCTTTTCACGCCCAGCTTTTTAGAGAGTGAATCGACGTAGTTCGACGTGTCATTTTCACTCTGCGGGGCATACAGCTTGATAATGTCCTCAACGGTATTGAGCTTCTTATAACCGGCAGCTTTAGAGGTACCTTCGGAATAGCTGGTGAGCTGGTTGGCCAGCGCCCTGAAACCTTCCTCCGGCGTGTTGAATTTCGCAAAGCGCGCCTCGCCTTTGGCGTTCTTCGCCTCCAGACTTGCGCCCTCCTGCCCGACAAAATTCAGGTTGCCAAAATTGTTATTGCGGAAAGATCGGGTTTTCGCGTTTGCGCCACCAATATTGAGATCCGCGCCGATGCTGTTTTTCGCCACGTCGGCATAGTCAGCCGTGCTTTTACCCTGCGCACCTACGCCATCCTCACCCCATGTTCCACCCTGCAGCTGTGAGCCCAGCCGGTTGATCGCCGTAACGGTTTTTTCGGTTCCGTCCGTGATCGCTTTCGTCTGCTCAGCGCTGGTGCCGGTGAGCTTGTCATAAGCGCTGACGGCGCTGGTGGAAAAAGAGGTGAACACGTCACCTACCTTGCTCAGCCCTGAGTCCAGTCCTTTAGCGATATCCCCGGTGTCAAACGTCAGCGCCTTAGCCGCGCCATCCATACCCAGCGCACTCGCGCCTTTCGCCAGCAACCCGGCGCCGCCTGACAGCAGCCCGCCCATGTTCAGCACGTTGGCAGCGGTGTATTCGCCTTTCTGTCTGCCACTGACAGCCTGATTCTCTTTCAGGCCAAACGCCTTTTTCTGGCCGTCGGTATCATGAAAGCCTTCGTAGGCGTCCATTCCCGCACCTATTGCGGTACCCACCAGCGGGATCGCTTTCAGCGCGGTTTCTCCGGCGACCTTCCCGGCCACTTTGAGGCCACCTTTCTCAGCGGTTTGCTCAGCGGCGGCGGCAGCGGCTTTCTCAGATACGGCAATGCCCTCTTTGGCCACAACCTTCCCGGCAGTGTCTGTCGCGGCTTTAGTCCCTTCCTTTGCGGCGGTCTCTCCTGCTGCTTTCGTACTGGCGAGCACTGTTGCGCCGGTGGCCGCTGTTGCTGCTGCAGCGCCAGCGCCGGCAACGGTTGCTGCTTTTTTGCCGCCTTTCAGGGCTTCCATTGCCTTTGTCAGCAGGCTTTTCTTTTTCGGCTCAGGCCGGGGTTTTTCCCCATGAGGTTTTTTCTTGCCATCCGGCAGCAGATCGCCTGCGGTATCAAGCGCCCCTGCAGCGGCAGTAAGCGCACCGCGCTTTCGCCCGCGGGAGCGTCGTTTACGCCTGCCGGGTATGAGCGAGTCCAGCAGCCCGCCATCTTTGCCGTCCGACGCATGCGCGAGCTTTTTAATTTCGTCGCGCACGTCGTCCAGCCCGCTGATGATACGATCGTCATTGGCGGCGAGTATTTTGGTCTGCTCCTGCGTGACCTGTACGGCCTTTGCCTGCTGCGCGCTCTTATAGCCATCAGCTGATTTTGGCTTGCCGACGGCCGGCGGCTGCTTCGCTGCTGCAGTAACTGGCGGGTGCGTCACCGGCGGTTCTATTTTCAGCGCGGCGTTGCCTTCGGTTTTTCCCTGCATGAAGTTTTTTAGCGAGACGACGTTTTTACCGACTTCGGCGGAAATGTCGTACATGCCTTTACCCATCATCCAGAGCGGCCCCCCTGCGGCGGTACCGGCAATGTCTGTCCCTGATGACATGGCATCGCTGTTTGCTTCAGTAGCAGATTTCATCATGCTGGTAAGCGATCGATAGAAGCCCTGCTGCTGCTGCTGTTCGGCGCGACGGGCATTTTTTTCCTGCTGCGCAGCCGATGCATCGCCTGATTCAGTACGCGATTTGAAGCGCCCGCTTGCGTCCCTACGCGGGTTTTCTGTTGTGATGCTTTCCTGCTTTAGTTGTGACTTATTTTGATTTCCTGAGTGCTTTTTTTGAGGTTCTTGTGTGCTTTTTTTTGCCTCTTCTGTGACTTTTACTTGTTCTTTTTTCGATTGTGTCTTTTTATCGCTTTTACTGTGCTCTTTTTTAATCACATTAGTGCTTTTTTCAGAGCGCTTATCCGCATCTTCTGAAGCGCGAGTGCGTCCGGTAACAGAGCGTCTGACTGTGAGGCCTGAACCATTGCTGTTGCTGGCTTTATCAGGTTTTGAATCTCCAGTAAGCGCTTTGCGGATAAGTGTCAGTTGCTTTAATTCAGCTTCGCTGGCGTCCTGAATGGCGTCTATTATCCGAGCCTGACTTTGAAGATTCATAGTTCAGCCCTGTATTGTGTTCTTTTAAGTTGCTCAATAAGCGTGTTGTTCATCTGGATAGCTCGCCACAATGGTAAATTGTCCACATCTCCGACAGGCTGGCGCGCGACCAGCGTCAGGTTGTCAATGATGGTTAGCCATCCACTGAGTTGAAAATTTCGGAATAAATAATCCAGAGCGAAAGGGAATAAACAGTTGAGTGGTATTCATCTGCATGTCCTCCTTTTCACATGGTGTTGGCGGAAGCAGCAGGCGTACCTGACCCTGTGTAATTTGCATGCGTAGCCCGTGACGCAGGTTTCTCTGCATCAGCTGGATATGCGCCACCAGCGGCGCAAACTCCAGATCAGGAACCATGTTTTCCATAATGTCGAATCGACGGTTTGCGGCAGCTTCAAAATCTTCCGGATCGTCATCCAGTGCGGTACAGAGTGCGAACTCAGCAATGCGCATGCGCACCAGCGCCGCCTCATATTCCGGCGTGTCGGCATCCGGCAGGCTCACGCGCATGCGCTCCAGCATCTCCTGGCCGCGCCCGGTAAGCGGCTTTAACGTCCAGTTGGTTGCCACGCCGTTGACCGGCACGCTCACGCGCTCAAATGGCTCAATGGTCAGCAGCTCGACGGTTTCCGCCAGGTCTGACAGGTCAAAGTCGTAGGTATGCACTTCTTTGCAGTGTTCGCAGGTGTAGTGAAACGCCTCAAGGTTATCTGCGCGGCTGTTAATCATGATCCACCAGAGCGCGGTGCGCCGTTCCTGCGCAGTCCAGTCGCGGCTGTCGTTTAGCGGTCCTTCCTGCAGGTGGTTGAGGTATTCAGTGACGCGGCGTTCGTCACCGATTTCATCCGGCGTGCTGTATTTGAGCGCGTCTTTCATGACCGGCTGGCGAAACTGAATTTCGGTACCGGGACGCGAGGCCAGGGGAAGCGGGGGAATATTCACGGCAGTGTCCTTCAGAATTTAATGAGGTTTGATGCGGACGATTGAACCTGGTTTGTAATTCCCCCGGTTAATCCTTTTACCAATCCGTTTAATGCGCCGCCGGCACTGGTGTACTTCACAAAAGTCACAGGGAAGGTGGCAAACTCGCCCACGGCATCGCGCGCGCGGGAGATCTCGCCAACCGTGGTAATGAAACCCTTCATTTCCTCTTCCAGTGAGGCCTGACCATCCTGCGTCACCCGGTAAATCCGGGTGTTTAACAGGTAGGCAGGAGGGAGGTTAAAGGTGCCGTCTCCGTTGGATATGCGCGCCCGCTTCTCCTTGAATTTCTGCAGCAGCTCGCCGCTCTCGTTATCGCGGAGCGTCATGGTGATGGAGCCCGCCGTAACGTGCGTGGGCTTCACGAACTCCACGCCGCCAATCAGTTTGCTTTCGGTCTCAACGTTGTTGGCGCTGTAGGTGAGATCTTTCACGTACATATCCACGCGCGAGAAGCCGTCTATTTCAATATTCCACTGCCAGCCCTGCGCGTAGCGAATGCGCATCGCCATTTCCAGAATGGCTTTGGCACTGGAGAGCTCAGGCGGCAGGCCTGCATAAGACGCGCCGCCGCCGCTCATGTTTGAGGAGGCACGCGCCAGAATGTTGGATATCAGGCTGCTGCCAGCCTGTTTGGCCGTACTGGAGGCCAGGCCTTTAATGTTCCCGGCCAGCCCGTCAAAAAAGCTCATGCTGTCTCCTTACCAGGAACTCATAGCGGGGATGATCGCCCGGTTAGCGGAGATCTGCGCTTCCAGGTCGGCTTTGCGCTGGTGCAGCGTGGCTTCATCCGGCAGAAATGAGGCATCAAACTTTCCGGCGATGTGCAGCCGGCGCAGGCGCTCGACGTTGGGAATGGCGATCAGCGCTTCAAGGTAATCTTCAATCAGCCCGGTAATGTCCGGCGGCAGCGTCACCGCGTCATAATCGCAGTCGCGGATATTGCGAAAGTAGAGCAGGGTGAGCGGCCATTTTTCGCGGCCAGTCAGCTCTAGTTCAATGGTGGATTCCCAGGGATCGGCGTATACCAGCGCGCCATTGAAATCGTTCACGTTTACCAGCGAGAGGTAATCAGACGGAAACGGGAGGCTTGCGCCCCCCGTTTTTTCAATGCGTGTGCGACCGGTTACGCCGGCCCGATCCTGATAGACGCCCAGTGCCTGGCGGAGAAGGCTTTGCAGCAGCGGCGCCTCGTCCACCAGCAGCGTCGTGAAGCGCGCTTTTACGGCTTCAAGCAGTTCGGCCGGCGTCATGATTATTCAGCCCAGTTATACACTACGCGCAGCGGCAGCTTGACGGCTGCAGTCGTGTCCTCAGAGCCAAAGTCCACGGCATCTGAGTAGATTTTGCAGTGCAGGTAGTTGCGCGTCAGGCCAGCGTCAGCGCCGCTGTTTGACTCGGCGGCGGCGGCAAAGGTGAGATCCAGATACTCTTTGTTGAGCACCATCTTGCGGACGGCTGCAAAGACGTCGCCCTTAATGGTTTCAACGCAGGTCATCTGGAACTCGCCAGAGTTTTTCAGTACGCCGTGCTGGTTAAACTTCATGCCGCCTGGCGCAACGTCCTCAACGTCCTCGCGCGCCATTTCAGGCAACTGAGTTGTGCGGATCAGAATAGACAGGTTCGGGTAGCCCTTAACGGTCATCCAGTACTCGGAGCCGATAAGTTTTTCACCGGCGGCAAGGTTCTGGTTAAAGCGCTTTTTCAGAAATGCCACGTCGGGTTTTGTGTTGGAAAAGCCGGACATAAATTGTTCCTCAGATAAACATAAATGGAATATCAGACTGGTTCTGGACGCTCTGGCCGGAGCACTGCAGCGTGACGGTGTTGTGCGTGTAATACCCCTCAGCGGTGCGGGGCGCGTCCAGCTGGTAGCTGACGCTTTTGATCACAACGTCCATGATCTTCAGGCGGCGCCCGATATCCAGAATGACGGGGAGAGGACGGCGACCGCCGGGGAGGGCGGCATTCAGTTCAGGCGAAGCCATCTGCTGCAGCGCCATGATTGCGTCCATTACTTCGATCTTCGCGTTCACGGTGGCCATCAGGTCTACCACGATGCTGAACTCTGGCGGCTGCTGGCCTTCCCAGATAAGCAGGGAGTTAAATTCCGACTTTGAGGTATTCCCGGTTGCCGCCTGCGCGCCGCTCGCCAGCTTGCCCGCTGCCGTGCTGACCGCGCCGGCCACGCCGCCAAGCGAGTCATTGGCAAAAGGGGATTCCCACATGGATTCGAGACTGGCGCTCGACCCTTCCCCGATATAGCCCACGACCATCGCCGTCTGAGACGTGATGTAGAGCTTCAGGAATGGGCTTACCCCGTCCGGCATGATTGCACCGCAGATCATCGCACTATCCTCATTGCCGCCGGCGTTAACCGGCGGCTATCCCTTACAGACCGCGCTTTTTGCGCAGCTTCATCGACTTCTTACGGTGCGCATTCGCCATTGAGCTATGCGCCTTCATGCGGGCTTTTTTGAGCGCCTGCTTCTGCAGAGACGTCATGCGGCGCTTTTTCGGACGCTTACGGATAAGCGTTACCACGCCATCGCGCACGGCTTTGAACGTGGCTGACTCAAGCATGGCTTCGCCACCTTTGCCGCCGGCAACGGTGTAGTCAGCAATGGCTTCGTCGTCGTCGCTCAGGCCGGAAAGCGCCTCGAAAACGCTCTCAGCGGCGCTGTCGTCGTCGTCGTCGATCATGCTGGTGACGTCATCCTGATCCGCACCCAGGGCAACGGCGGCGTTGGCCAGCTGGCCCAGCGCGTCGTTAAACTGATCCACCTGGTCATCAGTCAGATCGTCGTCCTCTGCAATGCCATCCAGACCGGCCAGCACCAGCGCCAGCGCTTCAAAGCTATCAGCGTCGGCTTCACCGTCGGCAATCCAGCCCGCCAGCAGTGACGCGGCAACAGAGCGGGCATCCTCACCGGCGCGGCGCTCCACGGCTTCAAACATCGCAATGACGCGCGACTCTGCCGCGTTGCCGTCATTGACGCCTTCCGCCATAAAGTCCGGTTTAGCGGGCTCTGCTGCCGGCGCGGCAAACGCCGCGCCCAGGAGGCCATTAGACTTGTGGTTAAAAATGTTGTTCATAATTTCCTCTGTTAGCGGAGCAGGGTTGGCTTACCGACGATGCGGCGTGAAGAACCGGTAGGGCAGACAGACCAGGTGGCTTCCCACAGGTCGATATCTTTCTGCACAACGGCGATGACAAACGGCTCGGTACCCTGCGTGGCGTCACGCGGCTTAACCAGCGCCTCCGCGGCAACGAAGCGCTCCAGAACGTCTTTCAGGCCATCAGTGAGGCCTTTGAAGGTGATACCGTCCGGCTCATGCTTAAGCGCTTCCGCCACGTCGTAAAAACTGCGCGCGATCGCATTCATCAGTGAACTGATGTGCTGCAGGCGCAGGTAGTTGTTTTTAGCGAAGGTGGTCAGGGAATCATCAATGTACATATTCCCGTTCTTATCCAGGCTGACCGGGTTAATACGCGCATTCACAAAGGCTTCGCGGTCGATTTCATCCAGGCCTGGAATCGGCTTGATGTTCTGGCGTCCGATAATGGCGCGTGACACGCCTGCCGGCGCGTAGTGCCAGCCGCCGACGTCAGAGACCAGCGCAACGCCTTTCGCTTTCGCCACAAACGCATCGCAGGAGATCCCCCAGCTGACGTTAGTGCCGGTAAATGCATCGCGTGCGGTGTACGGCCAGTAGTAACGCGCCGCCTGATGCGAACCGCCGAAACTATGGCTCTGCGCTTCGGCAATAGCGGCGGCTGACAGCTGCGCCCCGTGGATGTCGTAAAACATATCGGTACGGGTATCTTCGGCCAGCTTCACCAGCGCGGCGAGGATAGTGGGGTCATAGCAGCCCAGTGACAGCACTGCGGTCCAGGTAAACATTGATTTGCGCAGCACGGTCAGCGCTTTGGTGTAATCCGCCGTTGCGATAGCAGACAGATCGCCGTCGGTACCGCCGCTGAACTGCATATCATCGAAGCCTTCGGTGATCTGCAGCATCTGCGTTTCAACGTCGTCAGCCACAACAGCGCGCAGGCGGGTAGAGCCGTTTTCCAGCGCGGTCGGCAGAAACGCCGGTGATCCCATGTCGCTGGTGGCGTCCGGATTAAAGGAGATCTGGTGTGACTCCAGCTGCGTTTCACCGCCAGCCGCATCAACCTGCTTCAGCGTCAGGATGTAGAAGCCCGGAGCGGTTTTATCCGCCTCCATGCTTAGCGTGCGGTCTGCAGAGGCGTCGCCATCCTCGATGTAAATCATGGCCGCAGCGCCAGCCGCCAGAACCGGGTCGGTTCCCGGCGCGAAGTTGGTGGCAACCACGCTCAGCTCCTGCATGGTGGTATCAGCAGTCAGGGTCAGAGCAGGGATCTTCATTCCCGGCGCTGGCACGCGTACCACATAACCGTCGCCGCCATTTACCGCCGTTGCAACGTGGCGCAGAGGTTCAAAGGCCGCGCCACTGCGCGGGTGAATCGCCGCGCCCAGCACCGCCTGAAAATTGTCAGCCGTAACGCGCAGCACGGAGCCGATTTTACCGCGGCGGGAAATGACCAGGCCTGCAAAGACGGACGCGCCGCCGGATGTAACCGAAGTCGTTGCGTCAGCATTGACTTCGCTTATGCCGACGCCAGCCGCCTGGCCTACTGCAAAAGGAATCTTATTCATGTGATATTTCCATGAAATGCCCCCTTAACGGGGGCGTTAAAGGGGATTAGCTGGCAGTACCGGTGGTGGCAGTTTCAGGTGCGGTTTCACCCTGAATTTTCTTGCCGGTCAGCATGTCGTACGCGCCTTCTTTCGCATTGGTCAGCGTCAGCTTGGCGAAGTAGTTCTCACCATTGCGCGGGTGCAGCTCGTTGAGGGAAGAACCCCAAAGCGTGGTGCGGTTGACCAGAGACGGGTTGGTTTCATGGACATACGGGATTGCCGGAACGGCGTCACCGGCGATCAGGCCAGCATCACCGATGGACTCGCCGCGGCCATAAAACAGAATGTCCTCTTTGCTCAGCGCCACGCCGTTGGCCACGAACTGATCGCAGATAGCGGTCGGCACTTCGTAGATCGGGTAGATGCCAAACAGGGTGCCGATGCGCTGAATGTACGGCGACTGGACGAAGTTTGGATCGGCCTGGAACACGTTAGCCGGAAGGCTTTTCAGGAAGTTTGCCGCCTCGCCACCCGCAAAGCCGCCACGGATGCCCGCCTTACGGGTACGGTTCACCATGTCAGTGCTCAGCTGCGTAACAGCGTGCTTCAGCAGCGTTACCCATGATTCGTAGGTCTGGCCTTCCGGCAGCGCTACGTCAAACTCACGACCGTAAACGGTGTGGAATGCCATAGTGCGCAGACGCATCATGTCCTGCTCATGGCTCAGCCAGTTACGCATTGCAGTGAACTGCGTGGACGACAGGCTGATGCCAAATTCACGACTCAGATCGGACGCGGCCATCACGGTGTGCTCGGACGCAATAACGAACTGCGACGGCTTAATGGTGAACTCACGCATGGACTGGTTGATAACCGGGATCAGGCCTGGCGCTTTTTCAACGTTGATCTCGACCTGCGCGGCCAGCTCAGTACCTTTAGCCGGCGCGTCGGTAAAGGTTACAACGATGGTGCCTTTGTCGTAATCGACTTTACAGGTAGCCTGGAACTGGTTGCCTTTAACGTCTTTGTCGGAGAAAAACAGGTTGCCGTCAGTATCATCGACTTTACTCGGACGACGGTTGATCAGCAGCTTGGTGCGGCCAGCACGGATCGGCATATCCGCGTTCTCAATCGCCTTAATGCTGAAGGTGAAGGTTTTCTTGGTGCCGTCCGGCTGCGCTGCAGCAGGGAACAGGTACAGGCGTTTCATCTGCGAGTAAACCGCCGCAGACTGCATATGCATTTCATCGCCCTGCTGGAAGGTGCCAAAGCTGGTACCGGCCACGTTCATCAGCTCGTAAATCTTCGCTTCGTCGCGCTCGCACGGGACAAAGGTACATGCATCGCTGGTGGCAGCGCCCAGCACCGCAGGCAGGATCAGCGCGGCAAACTGCGCCTGACGCATTACGCCGTCAGAAGTGCGCATATCAGCAGCCACGGACTCAAACATCGCTTTGCCGTTGCCTTCATGCTTTTCAGCTGCTGATTCAACCATCAGGTTTTCAAGCGCGCGGCTGGCGTTCGCCAGCTGATCGGCTGGTGGGTAATGACCGTTACGCTCTTTGTACTCGATCATGCTTGACGCCCACGCGGTGCCTACCAGACGGCAAAACTTCGGGTCAACGCCTTCAAACATCGGATCACGGCCAGCTGCCACGCCAATACTGACGGACATATCGTGGCGGTCAGAAATCATTGAGCCATCTGCGTTGCGCTGAGCGTCAACGGTGAAAGCCATAACGCGCGATGCACGCTGCATAACGTCCTGCTCGCGCAGGCGAGCCGGGGCAATATCTTTACTCACAAGTAGACCCTTTTTTCAGGGCGCGGCTGCGAGGGAACTTTTGACGAGGGTGAATTTAAGCGGTTTGTAATTTGCGTAGATCGACATGCAAGAGAATTATTTAAATTCTAAGGAAAATTTTAGACGAATGGTGTAGATTGCGCGAATGAATTTGACCACTGGTAAACCTCATGGCTTATAAGCTCTACTTTCAATACGCAAACGGCTCCAGATCACATACGCTTTCGACCGGCAGCCGGCGCGATGCTCAGCAGCACCTTGATTACCTTCTGAGTGAGACAGAACCCCGCTCACTGGCTCAGCAAATCATCATCATGTATGGCGCAGAGATCATCATGGAAGTCAGCCCGACATTAGGGGATGACGAGATCCGCGCACTTCCTCGCTGGCGCAAAGCCGGTAACACGCAGCAGATGCATAACCCGGTTACGGCGTCTATTTACATGCCGAGTGCGGCGCGTGATTTTCTGCTGCTGACGGGTGAGGGCAATCTGGCAGCAGGCATGCGTAAAATCATGCTGGAAGTAGGCGGAGCGGAAATAGCGTCAGCGTACATGGTGGACATAGCGGGTAATTCTGAAAACTACAGCGCAGCCAGTGAATTGAAAGTCTGGATAAAATAAAATACCCACACACTAATAATATTAAGCCGCTATGTCAGCGGCTTTTATGCTATTAGGATGCAGTATTAGGGATGACTATATCAAAATCCTCAGGTGAAAAACCAAACACTTGAATAAATGCATTCTTAGCCCAACCCTCTAATTCTTTGCTGCTGTGTTCTTTAGTAAGCCATCCGAAATTATATTTGAAATCCCCTGCCTCTAAAATCCATTGCTGGCATAGGTTAAAGAGTGCCATATAAATATAAAAATCCCCAGCCGTGTTCGATAGGTTTTTTTCATCAATACCGGGCAGCTTACTTGGGCCAATATCCATGTTTACATTTTCTTTGAATAATGCTTGGTGTTTTAAATATAGATGACTGTGGATTTTCTCCATCCTTCCCCCAGCAACGTAAGCACCAGGCCAGCAGAAAAATTCTGGGTTACTTAATTTATCACCATTAAAGCTAAGAAATCTTGCAAAAAGCAACCTCACCAGCAAATTACCATTTTCAAAAGAAAATTTTTCATTTTGCTGCATTAATTCAATCAAACCTTCCTCGTTTTCACGCCAAGCCTCTAGCTCGCAAAGATATGTAATTGGAGCAATAACGCCAATGGCCTTGCATAGCAAAGTGGATATAACAAAATATTTTTTCGGTGCATAATCGTCAATTATATATTTAAATTCAGGGTATTGGTTTTTCACTACTGCGCAAAGATGAATGAATCTTATCCCCGGATCTGTATGCTCGATAAAATTTTCAAAACGCTCTACAACAAATGGAAAGCCCTCAGCTGGGTTTATCGCAACATCAATGAGCAATAAATAAAGTGCAACCAATGGGCTATCAATACTCTTAGGATATTCCTCTTCAACAATCTTTAAAAAAACATCAAATGCAGAAATGTAAATACCGTGAAGCATTCCCGCTTGTTTAAATTGATACCAATCGAGTTGCTTGTCAGAAGTTATATGTAAATAAAGCAACTGGTTAAATCTGGCCTGACCTTCATATAAATCGGATAGGCCTACAGGGGGAATGCCTATAGACTCGCCGCGATAAAAACCGCTTACTTTTTTATCAGCTAATTCTTTAAATCTTTCTCCCCATTCATCTACGTTTGGAAGGAAGGAAAAATCGTTATCGAACGTCGATGAAAGAACACGGATAGCACAATCATAAGCTATACTGTAAGAGTGACCAATTGATTCAAAGTACTTATCATTGCAAACTTCAGATATATAGCTAGGCCTTTTCATTCTTATTTTGTAGTAATTTATATCATGATAATTGTTCATTATCTGATTTATAACCATAGATTCAGGGCTGTTGGAATTACTTTTTCTAAGGTTATTATCACTATAAAAGCTAATTGGCTTCTTTTTACCAATTAAATTGACGTATTCTTTAAGTAGATTTATGTTGGCTATAGTTTGCGCTGGCGTGCTTAGGCTCATAATTAACCCTGATGTAGAGCCTACAAACTGCCACCAATGCAACGTTTCATGAAAAAGTGTAGATAAAGCTTGATGAATTTCACCTGACATCAGATCATCTGTTTTTCCTTCTTCAACCTTATTGATTATGTCATGAACTTCGGGATGCAATCTTAATACATAAATAATATGGTTATAGAGTCCCTTGACCGTGCTTTCAGATTCTATAGGAGCTTGAGCATCGTCAAGTTCTGAGTCATTAAGTAATGAAGGGTTAAGTTGCATATGATCATCCTTGTGCATAATGAAATTTTTTTCACTTTATCCATAAAAGATGACTAACTAAAGTGCTAGAAATGTAAAATAACAAAGTCGCTCACAGACCTCACCACTTACAAAGTCCGTAAGCGACTTAATTATAGGTATACGTTATGGTTAGATATTAGGCCGTTTCGCCGGTTGCATTCATCGACTGAAGCCAGTATTCCTGCCACGTAAGCGGGTAGCATGTCGGTGAATCCGGGAATGTTTTCATCCACCTGGCACGGCTGATAGGCCAGCGCCTTTTGAGGCGGCAGCTCCACCAGCTTTGTGACCGTCACGACTTCGGGAATTAACGGCGCGGGCTTTGTCCCGGAGCATGCGAATAACGCTGGCAGGCAAAGCAGTATGATTAACGCCGGCAAGCAGTATCGCCCGGTTAATTTCATCAATTTCATTCTGACTATCCTCTTTAAGTTTCTGCAGATCCTGCTCAAGCTGCGCCTGTTTCTGCGCGTAGTCCTGGCGTTCTTTTTCCCGTTTCTCCAGCGCCTGCTGCAGCGTCTGCAGCTGCGCCTGCTGCTCAGAGAGCGAGGTTTTAAGCGTGCTGTTATTACCGGTCAGCGTTTTGTTGTTCGCAGTAAGCGTGCTGTTTGCCGCCTCCAGCTGCGCAACGTGCGCAAAGTGATTCGTGACAATCACATATCCCTTATGGCCTGCGGTCAGCAGCACGACGCAGAGCGCCACGGCTACCGCACGCTTGAGCCAGCCGGTCAGGGTGATTTGACTGAACATAGTTACTCCTCGTTGAGCGCAGCCAGAACGGCCGCGGGCATAATGGCGCTGACGGCCTGACCCATAACCGGATCGCCGCTCAGGCCGGACGTAAGCGCGATGGCCACCGCATCCGACATGGCTTTTTTTGCCGTGCTGGTGGACGCGCTGACCTGATCCGCCAGGCGGGAAAGTGCAGACGTACTGGCGGGAAGGGGCAACAGCAGCACATCGAGCGCGCTGGTAGCCTCGCTCAGCGCGGCTGTTTCCTCTTCGGTAAACGCCAACGCGGTTGCGGCACTTCCCGTTGCGCCCGGTGCTGCAGCAGCGCCTGCTTTCGCGTTAATTTCCCCCATTGCTCCGGAGAGCGCGGATAGCGATACGGCCTGCAGCAGATCGCCCACTGCGCCTGTAACGGCTTCATCCACCATTGCGGACACCAGCGCGAACGCCGGGGCTGGAGAGAGGCGATTCCCCTTTACGTGACACTCCCATCCGGTTTTCAGCTGCAGCAGCTCAGAAGGGCTGCTGAAGGGCTTAACCGCTGCCACGAATCCGGCAGCAGCGCCTGCTGCAGCGTCCAGGCTCGCCGCATAGCCTGACAGCTTCCCGGTATACCCGGAGACCTCCGCCGGATAGGTGACGTCCGGCAACAGCAGCGCCCTGACGGATGCGGCCAGCTGCTCAGCGCGCGCCTGCGCCCCTTCGCACACCACAACCGGCGCTGGCGTAACCATGCCGGAGGCGGAGAGGGCAGCAAACGCGTTGATCTGTTTGTCGTTGTAGAGCATTACTTAACCTCAAACCCGGCTTCGCCCGTGGCGACCACTGATCCGCACGAAACCGGATCGTTGACGCACACAATGCCTTTGCCGTTGATGGTGAACCACGGACGACCCGTAACCGCCGTGCCGTTGTGAGTACTGCTGCCGTCGGTGTGATCCGGAAACAGCTTGCCGTCCACCAGCACGGGCTTGCCGTTGATGGTGAGCCCCGCATCAGCCTCAGCGGTCTGACGCGAGGGGAAGCCATCGTGTCCGGAACAAACCGAGTCCAGCGTGCCAGCGGCAGGCATCAGCCCGCCCCGGCGCCGGAGCGCGTTTTATTCGTCATCAGGTATCAGCTCCAGATCCCCGCGGGTGTAGTTAAGCGGGCAGGTATAGTACGGGTGTTTCAGCACGTAGCGCTGCCCGTTCTCCAGCCAGTCCACCCGGTCAACTACGCACACTTCACCGTTAAAAAGGTTGCCGCGTATGCGCACGCGGGAGCCTTTGCGGATCGGCTTCTCAGCTACGTCCATCAGGATTCCAGCAGCTCGTAAAAGTCATCAGGGATATCGCTGAACGACATGAACATACCCAGCCAGACGGCGCGGCTTGCGTCGGTGATATAGCGCGACATTTTGACGGTAGACAGCACGTTGCTGACCCATTTGGTCTGCGTGCGCTGGTCAAGCGGTGACATTTCATCCCACTTATCCGTTGCCATTTCGCGTGCCAGGTTAAGGGCGTACATGGTGGCCCACATTACCGGCATCAGCTCGACGGTTTCCGGCTCGTCCGGCAGCTCTGCCTGCGCTTCCAGATAGAACTCATACGCGACCTGGCAGACGTAGGTTGGCGTCAGCATGTAGCGCGATTCCGGGCGCATGGCCATCAGGCGCACGCGGGTATCTTCTGCCGTGGCGTTTGCCATGATCTGCTCAATCATGATGTTGCGTGTGGCGCGCTGCGACGGGGTAAAGCGCCAGTAAGGCGTTTCCAGCAGCACGCGAGTTTCAGGGGAGTAGTTATATTCGTACTGGAACTGCGGATCTTCGCGCAGCGCCATGCTCAGGTTGTGGAAAAGCTCAAATGCGGTGGGCTTACGGTTACTCATAATTCACTCAATGGTGTTAAAGGAAGCGGCACCTTAACCAGTTTGTAATTTGTTGAGAGCACCCGGCGCTGATACTTTGGGTTACTTAATATCTAAATTTTTATAAAAAAATTATAGAAGTTTTTGACACTTTTCCCGTATAGTCTGGCCTGCGGGTAGGTAGTGCCTGCGCATAAGAAAAATAAGGATCATCAGATGAAAACCATTTTTGGAAACGTTGTCCCGGCAAATGGGTTGCCTATCGACAAAACCGTGCTGGCGTCGTCCGGCAAATCCGGCGTGCAGCTGCTGGACTGCGGCGAAGAGTTTCAGGGGCGTTATGAGGTAGTTTCTAAGGGCGTGCTGGTGGCCTGCACCGACAATTACGCGAAAGCGAGTGATTATTACTTTAAAGAGAGCGCACGCATCAGCGCTGAAAGCCAGGCCAGCTATAACGCTAAAGTCAGAGAGGCAGAGTCAGCAGGGCTGAGCGGGTATCGCGTGCAGGACTATGCCAATGACCGCATAACGCTTGATGACGCACTGGCGCAGCAAAACACACCGCACGGTATCCCGGTAGAATTGCTGTCAGCCAGTTAAATAAATCAGAGTAAAAAATTATTAATCAAGAAGATGAATTGAATATTTATTTTTAGAAATTAGTAATGCGAGCCATTAAACAGTCTCTATTTTGTATGGCGAATAAGACAGGAACTGCAATGATTGCGGCAGCAGTTATCGCTATACCAATTGTAAAAGCTGCAGCCGTAATTGTAGTTCCTGCAACAATTGCATCTAGTGCTATCAATCCCCACGTCGCTGTAACACCAATTCCTATATGAGAATAAGCATCGTATGGCACTTCAACACTGCAAGCAAATGCATGTTTTTGATAGCTTACTAACAATGCCATCGACATAGCTGATAAAACAAAGGTTCTTCTGGATAAGTCCATATGAGCACCTTACTTAATCTGAGTAAGCACTGGGGTTGCAGAGACGTTATAGAAATTTTTTAATGCAATGGATGTAACAATGCCTGAAAGCGCAGCTTTCTCAGGGGAGTAACCAGAATAAGCCTGCTGTAGCGGCACAGATGACAGATATTTATCAATAACCTTATGTATACCATCCATGCTAAGTCCGTTCTTATCATAAAATTCTTTAAATATTTGGGCTACCAAAACCATTCGATATTCTGCCTTTAGCTTAAATATCCTTGTCCATACATTAAGGTCAGGGTCGTGCCTCAGCATGTTAGCTAGCAATATTGATTCGCCACTTTTTATTCTGGGAACTATTTCTTCAATGAACTGGTTGGCTGAATCACCACATGAAGTACTGAAAATGAAAATTTTGCTGTTGTTAGATATTTTTCCGATTGGGAATGAACTCATAAGCTGAGTCTCAGCCCCCCCAAAAACATGATTTTTGGCTGGCTCAATGGATTGGATTTTAACGTCGCTGATCTTGAGAAGTTTGGGTCGGGCTGACAGGTCCATTTATAGTTACTCACAGTTAGTAACATAAATTCAATGTAGCGTAGATGGATGGAGGAATGCCACTTTTTTTTTGTGGGTATCATCCCAAAGTTTGAATGCCCCGCATAAGGCGGGGTCTTTTCGTTTCAGAGCACGGCAATTATGTCGTCTGCCGTTTTGCGCGTATCGCCCTTACAGGACACGGATCGGCGTGCGGCCAGCGGCATGATCCTGAAGCCGTTACGCGTGTACAAATCTACGACTGACGGCGCGCTGCTGTTGGTAATGACTACCTTAGCGCCGCGCTTGCGCGCTGCCACCAGGCCCTCCACCAGCCGCGTCTGATGCTCAAACGTAAAGGCGTTGCCGCTGTATGCGGTAAAGCCGCTTTCGTCCGGCATCGGCTCATAAGGCGGATCGCAGAAAACCACATCACCTTCGCCCGCCTGGCCGATCACATCCTCAAACCCGGCGCAGACAAAAGTCATTTCTTTCTGCAGGCCAGCGAAGTGCTGCAGTTCATCCAGCGGAAAGTAGTTTGTCCCTGCCTTTTTGTTCCAGCCCACGTTAAACAGGCCTTTCAGGTTATACCGGCACAGCCCGTTAAAGCAGGTGCGCATCAGCGCCAGGAACAGCGCCGCATGCCGCACCGCGTGCGCCTGGCGTCCGTTAAATTCATCGCGTATGGCCACATAGGCTTCGTTAGTGAGACAGCCCTTTTCCAGCTGGTGAGCCGTATTAATCACGGCGTCCGGGTTGCCCTGCAGTTGATTGAAAAGGTTAATCAGATCCGGGTTGATATCCCCCAGCAGGTTGCGCTTAAAGCCTGCGTTGATGAATACGGTACCGCTGCCAACAAATGGCTCAATCAGGCGCTTCCCGGCTGGCATTACCGCCAGTATTTCATCAAGCACGGAGTGTTTGCCGCCCGCCCATTTCAGGAACGAACGCGGGTATTTATCCTCTGCAACCTTTCGCGCCGGCGCGCGTTTTTTCTTTGCTGCCGGCAGAGCGGGGAGGTCCACAGGCCGGGTCTCTGCTACGCTGGCCACCAGCATGATCTGATTAGCAATGCGATCGCCAATCCAGCGCATGACCGGTACCGCCATAGAGTTACCAATCGCTTTATAACGCGGACCATCAGCCGCCAGGCGGTGCGCTTCTTCTTCCGGCATGTCAGGGTGCGTCAGGCGCAGGTAAGCCAGTTCATCAGCAGCAAGCGCGTTGCGCTTCTTTTCCGGTATCAGTGTCCAGCCATCCGGGAAGCCCTGCAGGCGTTCACATTCTTTGGGCGTCAGGCGCCGGACTTCGCAGCGGGTGACAATAGAGGGATAGCCCTGTCCGGGCTTTCCGCCGCCGGCCGACAGTGCGCCCGTTATCTGTCCGTCGCCGTTGACCAGGCGGACTTCACCACGGGTGTTTTCAGGAAATGCTGCGTGCTCCCCACAGCGGGCAATACATGGTGCTGCATCACCTTTGCCCGTTTCGCCAGATTCAGCGTTAAGCGTGTGGCACAGTTCGCCCGTAGCGCTCTGTACTGCGAACGTCTCAACGTCAAAGTCATTACGCTGCCCTTTAGCCGTCAGGCATGCTGCCACATCCAGCGCACCAGAACAGTTGCCGCCGCCAAACGCAACAGGTTCAGCAACGAGCCCGGCGCCACGTTGGCTGAAAACTTCCTGATTGCTGGTGCCTATTCCGCCTGTATTAAATGACTGGTACAGGGTTGGGTGAGGGTTGCCCGCGTCGTCCCAATGGCTACTGACTTTAACGCCAGCTGCAAAAGTGTCGGGAGCTGCCTTCCCCGGTTTTCTGCACGGCGGAGAATCCCGGCGCAGGCCGTCGAACTCAAGAAGTATTTCTGCGGGATCAACATCGTTTCGAGCACTTGCGACAACGAAGATACGACGGCGGCGTTGGGCCACTCCGAAGAATTGGGCATCAAGGAGCCGCCAGGCAAGCTGCCGCTGCGGTCCGTAAATACAACCAGACTTCGGCCATTTCGCCAAATGCTCACCGGCGCTGCTTCCTTTTTCGGGGTCTTTCTTCCATCGCCAGAACTCGTTACTTTTGCCGCGCTCAGGTCTTGGGCCTGGTTCAAATGCTTCATTTTCGCCAGCTATTCCGGCAAGGAAGAATCCAAAGGCGTTGTCAGGTGTGCTGAGACTTCCTGGCACGTTTTCCCACAGGTGGACGGCAGGCTGCTCGCCGTTTTCAATTCGTTTTTCATCAATGGCGTTCGCTAAATCTACATAAGAAAGGGAGAGCTGACCGCGCGGGTCGTCAAGGCTTTTACGGAGCCCGGCGATAGAAAACGCCTGGCAGGGGGTACCGCCAACCATGACGGCCGGCGCCGGAATAGAACCGGCGCGAACGCCGGCCGCAATCTTTGTCATGTCGCCCAGGTTCGGCACGTCCGGGTAACGGTGAGCCAGCACGGCTGCAGGAAACTTTTCTATCTCAGCAAACCATGCGGCTGTCCATCCCAGCCCGTCCCAGGCCACGCTGGCCGCTTCAATGCCGGAACAGATAGAGCCGTAAGTGATCATCGTTTTGCCTCACCGCCCAGTGCATCCACCAGCCCGGAGAAGAAAGCAGAAAACTCGGACGTGAACAGCATAAAATCAGCCAGCATGCGTGCGCGCTGATCCTCACGGTCAATATCATCGTTCTGCTCAGTGAGCATGTCGGCATACTTAATGCCCTTAATGCTCAAATCGTCCGCCACACGGCAGAAAATGCGATTCTGCCAGTCAAGGCTCAGGTGCGTGACTACTTTCCCTGCCTCAATATGCGCGCGCACTTCATCGCTGATTAGATCCTGCTTCTTACAGCGGATTTTGCCGCCTTCTTCCAGAATCGCCGCGAGCTCGGCCTCGTCGCCCAGCAAAAAGCCCGCCGGCAGGTCGCCGGAGCGCAGCCATTCAGTCAGCGTGAGCTCGACAGGCTCCTCAGCCATCAGCGGCACAACCGGCAGCGAGCCGATAGTTTTGCGCAGCATGGCGAGCATATCCTCTGCCGCTTTAGCGCTGGCTGCGTCAACGTAGATGCGGCTGTTCACGCTGTCGATCCAGATATAAGCCTGCGTGCGGCGGGTAAAGGCGCGCGGCAGCAGCGTGTAAAGGGCTTCATCCTTCAGGGAAACGCGTTCACTGCGACGCACCTTGCGCGCCTCTTCCTGCTCAATTTTCGCCACGCGGTCAGCCACAAACTCGTTAAGCGTGGCGGCGGGCATGATTTTGCTTTCGGTCTGACAGCACAGGAGGTACTGACCGTTTTCAGCCAGCAGCAATTCCTCTGAGGTAACGCTGATCCAGCCTGATTTCGCCATGTCCTGCGCGGCACAGGGAGTAAACGCCATCGCCTGCAGCTGCTGCGCCAGTTCTTCCGCGTCCAACGGAATTTCCCGGTTCAGGCCGTAGACCATGACGTTTTTGAAGAAGGGAGATTTCATGCAGAAAAGCCTCAATGCGGATATTAATCACATTCTAAGGATTTTCTTAGATTACGCATAATAATTACTGACTGAACTCAAACTGAGGCGCTGTAGCGCTGAAAGTATCGCCTGAATCAAACACGGTTTTCCCGCCTGCTTTGACCTTCACATTGCCGCCCACGTCGATAACCAGATCACCCGGCCCCAGAATATAAATCTGCCCGCTTTCGTTCATGCCTATGCGTGAACTGCTGGCCGTGTTGGTAATTTCATACCCGCCACCAGCGGACCGGATTTCCAGCAGATTATTGCGGTGGGAGACAAAATCATCCGTTGCGCTCAGGGCAGGGCGCGCCGGTGCGCCGTCAACGGCTGGTGGCTCGTAGGCGCTGCCCTGTCCGGAGGCTTCAGGTGCCACGCTTGGCACGCCACCTGGCGCTGATTGTGCCGCACCGGTGATAAGCGGCCGGCGCGTGTCCGGGCGCCCGCGCGCGTCGGTATACGGGAACTCTACCCACACTTCATCCCCCGTTTTGCAGGGAACAAACGCGTTGCCTATCGGCAGCTGGTATTCAGCCCAGGGCAGTGTTTCTGCTTCGACGTCCGCCCACTGCGGCGTCAGGCGGATCTGCGCGCGCATGTGTCCTGCCGGGTCTTTGGTGGCCGTGATTACGGCGCGTTGCTTACTCACTGGTTGGGTACTCCTAAAATCATGCGCGTGGTGTAGCCAATGCGATCCTCATGGTGAATGGCCGCTGCAACGATAAAGTTTTTCGGCAGCGTTTCGTCCGTCTGGTTTTCCGGGTCATAGCGGTGGATCTGTACGCCTATCACCATGCCAGCGGTAATGTCCGCGTTGCCGCTGACCTCGATATCCAGCTTTGGAATAAGCACGCGCCCCATGTTGGTGAGCGTGGCCACGTCGGCATCAGAGATATATTTAACCGGCTTGGATTTATCGCCCACGGCAATGTAGCCGTCAGTCATGGAGTAACCCACAAACTGATAATCAGCGCTGCTTGTGGCGGCGGCGTCCTGGTTGATATGGCTCAGTTTGCTTATCGTGTATTCCGCTTTCGGGTTATTGGCTTCATAGACAACCGCCGGTTTCGTGCCAATGAGTTTGCCTATCTCCTTCATGCAGAACATGCCGCGGGCGCACCACACCAGCGCGCCATGATCTTCTGCCATCTGGCGCAGAACGCCGGACGGCTTCTCGCTCATATTCAGGTGATAGGTCATCGCTTTTTTGAATGCGTCAGCCTCGATCGTCAGTGTGCCGGCAAACTCTTTCATGACGTCGCCAGGCTGACGATCGGCGTACAGGCGCACGCGGGCTGAGGGCGTTTTCAGTCGCTTCAGGTCGGCTGACACGGCGATAATGCGCACCACGTCGCCGCTGGCCGGCGCGGACGTAACGAAAAACGTCTCACGGTACGCGCCGCGCTTCCCGGTCGGGTCGCCCAGCTCCGCCACCAGCGTTGCGCCGTAGCGGGCGCCCATTTCGTCCATCAGTTTGCCTTCCGGATCGTGCGCCTCCAGCACCAGCAGCGGGGCAGTGAGGGCGGTTTTCTCAATGTAGAGCGCCGACGTTATCCAGCTGCGCGGCAGTTCTTTGTCATTGATGATCACCGACTGCAGGAAGTACTGCATGGGCTTGTTCTTCTGCTCTGCTGCCATCCGTTATGCCCCCGCCGGCGCAAGCTGCGTGTCGTGGCGCACGCTGCGCGCGGTGACTTCGTATGCGGTCAGCACGTCCACCATGACGATCATCGACGTCTGGCAGGCGTAAATGCGCTCCTGCGAGAACGGCGGCGACATATCGCTGAACATGATCGATTTGGCGTCCTGAATGCTGCAGTTGAGCTCAACAGGCCAGCCAGCCAGCTTGTCATGCGCCATAAAGCGGGTGGAAAGGCGGGAGCGGAAGTTAGCGGCCAGCGTATTGCACATCAGCGACAGCGTATCTTTGTCGCTGGCAATCAGCGTGATGGTGTAGTTCAGCGAGGCCTGCGCGGCTTCGATCTCCGCCAGCGGCTCATCATCCTGCGCAGACGCGATCACATCGGCGTAGTTGCGGCGGTCAATCTCATGATCGTTGTTGTCGTAGGTGATATCGAACCCGCGGGAGAGGTTGATAACCGGCAGCGCGTCGCGGTTGAGGTTCGGCATATCTTCCTGCTTTACGCTGTGGCGTCCGGCGCCCGCCTGGCGGACGGCGCGCAGGAACTCCAGCACATCATCAAACTTGCCGACGAATACCCGATCCTCCGGTTTGCGTGCCAGGAAGGCGGCGTAGCGCGCTTCATGCGGGCGCGGTGCGACAATGACAGCGCCGCGGAACACATCATTCAGCGCCTTTGCAATGGCGGCATCAGCAGCGGTAAAGCCCGTACTCTGCATCTGGCCGGTGCGCGTGGTTTCCCATTCACGGGTGCGGGCGAGTAATTGTTTCATTCGATACGTCCGTTGCTGGTGGTGTCAAAGTTGCGGGCGGGAATGCAGTAGTAGAGCGATCCGACGTTCTGCGTGCCGAAGCCGTAAATGCGGTGGACGTACCACCAGCGGCGCGCCAGGGTGCCGCTGGCCATCTCTTCGTTCCACTCAAGAATTGAGCCAACCGGCACGCCTTCTGCAGCAATGCGCAGGATCAGCACGTCATCGGTTAAACCGTCCTGCTCGTCGCCGGCATCGAGCACCTGAAAGCTCTCGCGCTCGTCCGGGCAGTCCAGCACCGTGACAATGGCCGGATCGGCATCCTGATAGCTCAGCGTGCGCTGGTTGTTGTTCAGTTCGGTAAACACGGGTTGTTCAAAGCCGGTTTCGTCGTCCACCTCGCCCACGTCGCGCATATCCGGCAGGTACAGCAGCGCCTGAAACGCGCTGTAGTCGCTCTCAATTGCCTTAACCCAGTCGCGGCGGACCATGTTGTTAAAGGGGGCGTGACCTTTAAAGCGGGGCTTAATCGCCGTGCTCTGCTCGCGTGCGGCCAAAGAGTCCGGCAGCGGGGCGCTCAGCGGGTCATAATTTTCACTGCTGCTGCCGTCAGGGTCATCAGCACCGCCAGTGGCAACGCCATCGGGTGAGGCGGCGGCGGATTCGCCAGACGCTTCCAGATCGGTTGCAGCGCTGCTGCTGTCCGGCACATCTTCTGCAGGCGCGGGCTGCTCTGTTTCACTGCGGGTTTCCTCGCTGGTGGAAGGGGGCGTGTCATTAAGAAATTCGTCGTAGCGTCCCATTACTGATTACCTGCTTTTGTCTGGTTCTTTGCGTAGTCGATAAACATTTTTTCCGCCTGCGCGCGCGGCGTGCCGCTCAGCACCAGGGCATCAATGAACGTCTGGCGCTGGATCTTCGCCTGGTCGGCCAGCTGCTGACGCAGCAGCGCGTTTTTCGCCTTTTCGTCCGCCAGCTGCGCCTGCTTTTTCGCCGCGCGGGCGCGCTCCGTGGCAGTAACCTTTTTGGCGCGGGTCAGCTGGCCGCGCAGCTTATCGATCCGGCCATCGTCGTTGTTCAGCCGCTTCGCCAGCGCGCCCATGCGCTTCTGGTATTTCTCATGCTCGCGCTTTACGGCGGCGGCGTTGGTCTGCGAGTTACGGTTGCGGTTGAACTTCGCCTTATCGGCGTCGGTGAAGTGCTCAGTGGTTTTACGCGGATCATCGCCGTAAGCGTTGTTGCCGGCGCTTTTGAGCATCGCCTGGCCGATCCGCACCTGCCATGAGGCGGACTGCAGGCGTGTGAAGGCGTGAATGACGTGCTTACAGGCCACGCCTTTCAGGTTCGGGTTTTTCTCTTTTGGGTAGGCGTACTCTTTTGGCGGGGCAAGGGCGAAGTTGCCCGCTGTGGCAATGTAGCGGTACCAGTACTGGTGACGGCCACAATCGCAATCAAAAGAGACGCGGCCAGCGCAGAGTCGCTTAGCAATTTTGGCGCTGTCTTTGCCATCCGTGACCTCCTCGATCAGCTGATCCCACTCCTCAAAGCGGAACTTCACGCGGTGATGTTTATCAACCGATACGGCGGACGCCTCCACGCTTACCGTGAGCACGTTGTGTTTGAGCGTGGTGGGCGTGGCGCGCTTAATACCGGAACCGTCGTCCACGCGGTTATTGGCGCGCTTAATGTCGATCTGCTGACTGCCTGCCACCAGCTGCGCATACGTGATCCCCGCAACAGCCGCATTAAACTGCTGGCGTGCGCCGGCGCGGTTTTTCTCAAACCCTTTAAGATCCTCTCTGGTGTAGAAGGTGCCGGACTTCTTTTTGCCCAGGGCAATAATGTCGTCGAGCGCCTTGTTCTTCAGGGTGAGAGGGCTAAGCGTGCGGTGCGCAATGCGGCGCGAACGCCGGCGGTCTTTGTCTATCTGGTCGAACACGCGGGAGAACTCTTTCGAGGAGAGCCCGGCGGTGTCATAGCGCCCGGATTCGGTGCGGGCAAACGGAGTATCAGCCACTGATTAACTCCGGCTTGCCGCCCGCGTATTCGCGCATGCGGTTACGCAGCCATGCCATATCCGGCAGGGAAAGCGTCTGGCCGGCGGGCAGCGGCTCCATCTCTGACTCAATCCCGCACAGCAGCCGGAAGATCCAGCGCAAATCCGCGTTGCCCTCATAGGCGCGGTATGCCGCCAGGTCAGCGCGGAATATCTCGTCGAGACGGATGGTGTAGTCCTGATTCTCTTCGTGAAAAGAGGCGGAACGCTTTATAACTTCCTGGTGAAAGAGGCTGCGCAGCACCACATCCTCAATAGAGCGATCGTCGAGGCGGTTATAACTCACAGAATCCGCTCCTCGTCGCTGATGCGCATCCCGGCCAGCGTCTCCGGCACAGCCTCAGCGGCTTTGATTTTCTCGTAGCCGATAAGGCGCTTAAACGCGTCCATGACGGACGGCTTTTCATCTGCTGCAGCGGCGCTCATGGCGTTAACGTAGTCCGCTGACGCCACGTTGTTGTAGCCCACGGCAAAGCAGCACAGGATGGTGAGCACATGCTCCGGGCGTATATCACGCCAGTTGATGCGGTACACCTCCTCGCCGCTGGCGTTGTACTCCACCTCCACGATGGAATCGGGGATCTCGAAAGCACCTTTGTTTTCTTTTGGCAGCGCGAGATTTTCCTGCAGCATGAGCTCGTTGTAACGCTCAATACCGATCAGCACCGCCGCGCGGCCATCGCTGCCTTTTGCTTTGAGAGAAACATGATTGCCGCCCACGACGCCGGCCACTTTGCCCGTGGCTTCATCCACCAGCACCTTAAAGCCCTGCGCGCGCAGCGTTTCAATGTAGGGCGTGAGTTTGGCTACCTGCGCCCGCATGCCCTTTGGCAGCGGCTGCGGCTTTGACATGACCAGCGTATGATCTTCGTAAATGGCGGTGATCGCCATTGGCTGACTGGTTGAGAGACTGATTACTGCGATTTTCTGTTTCACGTCTGTACCCCTGAAAAGGCGAAAGGCCGCATATAGCGGCCTCTCTGGCTTTTAACGTTCCCAACCGCGCGTTGCAGATTAGGTAAGTTGTCAAAAATTCCATCAGGGAACCGCTAACAGCTTGGGGCGACTTTAAGCGGTTTGTAATTTGTGATGTTAGGTGTCAAACATTTTTTTTAAACATTTTGCTTAGTTAGCACACTTTCGATGTAACCATTTGTAAATGAAACATACATCCCTATGTTGTCAATGGCTACATTCATTATATGAGGTGTTATTTCATTATCCTCGCCATTAATTTTTTTCCCATTTCGGTGCGCAATATCATGCCTTAATCTCATAAAACGATGAACATCTTGCTTTAAACTGCCCGGCATCTCTGGAAATTTTTCACCTAAAATAATTGAGTAAATTAAATTAACTTTAGGCAAGTTGTGGTAAAGGATTTTTGATAAAAAATCTAAAATTGCAGCATCAATAATAGCTAAAGGGTCGCGATCAAATAAATCGTTAACTTTTATTTTAAGGTCTTTCAATTCATCAATGGACTCCATCGCGTTTCTTTTAAAAACATCGTTAGACAATGTAACCGACTTCAACATTTCGCTTAAACACGATTCCATTAGAGTAACAGCATACGAGAATCTCATTTTATGATAAAGTATTTCATCTTCAACGTTATGCCTCAGATCGGTAAGTTTAAGCATTTGCACTCTAAACTGCTCATAAGCTTCAGTATGTGGATGACGCCTAGACCATGTAACTTCACTTTGAAGTTTATCCCAAATAAATTCATCAACCAGCTGATCAAACAGAACACCTCTGTCTTTCATGTCGAAAATAGTTTTATCATATTCTTCAGCAAGTAAATTCCATTCAGGTGAGTCTTTTCGGATACCCTTACCGGATTTAGTCTCTATCCAAATTTTTTTAACTTCATCTAGAAATTCAGCTTTAGCATCCATACTCTACCAACCTCATAATTTTATAATCAATATTGCAATCTTATTTGAATCTAAAAAATTTTATAGCGGCATAAGATGAAAAATGTCAGCTATTTTATATGCTTTTTCCATGAGTTGTCTTTCACTTCCATTCAAACCAACGAAATTTGTTTTACCGCCTGTTTTCCCATCCGCGTGTACCGGCACCAGCCAGGGGAACTCTGCGCGAATGTGTGCCGGCGCGGCAAGCTGGTGATGATAGTCGCAAAGGGGGATCTGCAGCAGGTGTGCGCCAGGTTTGGTGCGACCGTCAATGTGATGCAGGCTGATTAGCGGTGATTCCTTTCCGTGCTGAAGGCAGGCAATGCAGGGCAGTTTGCCTAACGCATCCATAACCACGCGCTCTGCTGCCGTGGGCGTGCGCCCTTTAAGTCCTTTTCCTGACGCGCCGGCGCGCGTTTGCCGCTTTGCTGCTATCCGTGCAGGCTTTTTCTCTTTCATGCGCTCAAAGGCGCTTACAGTGCGTTTTGCTGCTTTGGCTTTTTGCTCTGCTTTCCACTCCGGCGAATTCCGGCGCTCTATCTGCTTGGCGAGCATCCTGTTGGCGCTGGCCTGCTGTTTATCATACTGCTGCTGGCGGTACTCCGGATCGGCCTGCTTGGCTGCTTGTTTTTCGCGCTGGCGCTGCAACATTCTGGCCTGTTTTTCCCGTGCTGCCTGATACTGTGACGCTTCCATGTGTGACCTAATCTAAAATTTTCCTTAGATTTTTGATCACTTAAATGATGTTGTAAAGCGTTATGGAATTATCCAGTGGGAGATTTAAGATTTCTGCGGGCAGGCTACCAGAGTGCTTGTACGTCGCTTACAGCTGCGATCTGCGGTTCATGTGTTCCACGGGGAATATGGTAAAGAAAACGCTGCAGAACATCGCTGAGGCGGTGATACACGCGATTGGTAGTGAGATGTGAGAGCGGCATAGGGTGCTGGAGTGTGGATAACTGTTTAGCCTCATGAGTTATCCACTTATCCACTGAATAGATCCTAAAAATAGATCATTAGTAGATCAAAGATAGATCAAAGAAGATCACCGCCGTTATAAGGCAATGATTTTAAATATAAAAACAGCTTTTTGCGTTAGTCTATTCATGGTAAATGTTAGTCTATTCATGGTAAACGTTAGTCTATTCATGGCAAATGTTAGTCTATTCATGGTAGGTTGTTAGTCTATTCATGGTAGCGAACCATATTACTCACATTTCACAGTGGCAGAATGATATCATGCAAAAAGATAATGAAATCATAACTATATCTGATGCTCTATGTGTTGAAGGTGGCGATAATGGGGAAAGTTATACTCTTACGCCAACGGATAACAAAACAGTTCAGCCTATTGCTCTCATGCGCTTAGGGATTTTCGTTCCTGGTTCCAAAAGGTTGCCTTCGCGTGGGTATGTGTCTGTCGATGCTACTCAAGAATTGGGCACTTTAGAGCTTGCCAAATCAGAGGGTTATACGGATATTTCTATCCGTGGAAGCCGTCTCGATATGAGCACGGATTTTAAAACATGGATCGGCGTTATTCGTGCGTTCTCAAAGCATGGCAAAAGTAGCAACCGAATTACCCTGCCTTTCACCGAATTTGCCAAGTTAACCGGCATAGCTGTTGACGATATAAATCAGCGTTCGAGAGACAGATTCTTTGATTCTCTGGTGCGCCTGTCCTCTTTAGTGGTTTCTTTCAAAAATAAAGACGGAAGTAAGGTTACGATCACACACCTGCTTCAATACGCTACCTATGACATAAAGAGTGACACCATTAGTTTGGAAGGTGACTCGCGCCTATGGGAGCTTTATAGCTATGATCACAAGGTTTTGTTGCAGCTTAAAGCTATTCAGGCATTACCTCGAAAAGAGTCAGCACAAGCGTTATATGTCTACATCGAAAGCATGCCAAACAGTGCATTACAGCTGTCGTTACCGAGGCTACGTGAACGTCTCAATCTAAGATCCAGCCTTAGTGCGCAGAACCTTGCAGTACGAAATGCTATGAAAGAGCTGGAGAAGATTGGGTATTTGACATACAGCGAAGTGAAAAAAAACGGGACGGTATTTTTCCTGATTCACTCACGCAAACCAGGCTTAAGACCTCAATTGAATTGAGTGTTAGTCTGTTCATGGCAACTGCGGTGTAGCTCACTGCAACGTTAGTCTATTCATGGTAATGAGTGTTATTTACTCACAATGTATAAACAACCGGCGGTTTAGACTAACGCCACCATGAATAGACTAATAGCTGGTTCAAAAATAGCCGCTTTACCATGCACAGACTAACAAATTTACCACTTCTAAGCCCTGAGCCTTCCAGTGGTACCGGTAGTAATCACGAAAACATTAGTCTATTCATGGTAAAAGCTGGCTAACACATACATATCGTTAGTCTATTCATGGAGAAATCGGCACTAATTCCTGAAATTGAGTGCTTTGTATACTGATTGTCATGGTTTGCCATGAACAGACTAACAGTTGCCATGAACAGACTAACGCTGCCATGAATAGACTAACGATGTTTGCAAGCATGGTAGCCACCAGCTATCTGACGGAAAATGTATATAAACATGCCGAGCGTGTTTGCAAACATGATGGACGCTGATCATGCACGGTACATCGCCCCGGTGTAGGTCGGCTTTCACTCACGCCAGCATGTTTATAAACACTTTTCAGCCTGGCACTCGATCCCATCATGTTTATAAACACTGTTAGTCTATTCATGGCAACGGCTGACGCCTGCCATGAAACCAGCAACACGGCAGCGATTGGCCGTTTAGGTGTGAGGGCAATTTCTACACTTCCCACAATCGGCCCTGCCGCTGGTGGCTGTCATGTTTGCAAACATCGTTAGTCTATTCATGGTGAAGGTTGCTGGTTTCGTGGTAGAGGGGCGCGCAGCCACCAAATATGTTCGCAATATGTACAGGTTGAGCCTGTTTACCATGAATAGACGAACATTTGCCTGCTAACTGAGTGGGCTACCATGAATAGACTAACGTTTGCCATGAAACCAGCAACATGAGGGCAAATCTTACATTGCTGGCAAAAATGGCATCCCACCAGCGCACATAAGCCACAAACAAAAAAGCCGCCCGAAGGCGGCTTACTATCACTTACTGTGGATCACTGTCACCGGAGCATTGATGGTGGTATTGATGCTCATACCCTCACCGCCGCTATAGGTGTTCAGTAATGCCATCAGCAGTGACACAACAAGTGCGTTGCGTCCCATGCTTGTAGCCTTACGATTCGACCAGTGGCTTTCGGCTCGCCGCGCAAGAGAATTGAATGCTTCTGCTTGTGCTTGGTCTGGTTGATAGGACAGCATGATGCCGAAAAGTCTGAGTAACTATCCTGCTGTTTATGTTGGTGTTGATATTGCCACACAACGGGGCCAATAGATTGCCTTTTACGAATGCCAGCTAATTTTTTTAAAAAAATCTGATTTTCAAAAAACAGCAAAACTCCAAAAGTCACTTTTTCGCAAAAGTGCGCGAAAAATTTTCAGCGTTTACACGTTGCAACCATAATACTAAACCGTATACTGGCCATGAATGCTTCTGCTTGTGTTTGCTGTTTCAAGCAAATCTGCAGTGGTGAAAATCGCCTGAGAACGGTTTTCGCCTTTCTGGAAAAATGCCTGAGAACAGTTTTCTGGATTCATCAAAACCGCCTACGGGCGGTTTTTTTGTGGCTATTTATAAGCAAGACGTCACCAGCGAGATAAGCATTACACATACTAAGTATCAAATGAAAGATCTTGCGCGTCTTATTCGTTTACGCTTTAGCATACTATATTTTTTTATGTATATTAATCATTAACTTAAGTTGCTTTCTTGTAAGTCTTAATTTTGCAACATTATCCATAGGGCTTGTCTTTGTTCTGGTTCCGTTCCTACTCTTTCCATAACTCCTGTCTATCCCGATGCTCCAGCCCTTAATGCTCACAAGGATACTGAGTATTGCTACACCTTTCATACACTCATTCAGCGCTGCCAGGTTATGCCACCAATAAAAAAGCCGCTATGTGCGGCTTTTTGTATGGGTTCAGGAAATTGTTTTCAGAAGAGGGTAAAGCATTTCGTTAGATTTTAGTTTGTTCCCTCTGTCGTCATATGACACCCACTGCTTTTTCTCAAATGCGATGTGATAATCACCGCGATCTATGCGTAATGGCTGCTCTTTCACGCGTGAATCCCGGAATCCTTTTGCTCTCCAGTACCCGCGCCATTTATCCAGTTCAATCTTCTTTAAACCCAAATTAATCATAAGGTAATTCTTAATTTTTTAGACTTTGTTTAATTCTACCTGAAATCGCCCACTGGTCAATTCCGTGTGCGTAATCTTATACTGTATTTTTATACAGGCAAAAGGAGGTGGATATGATGCGATTAGAACTGATAGCCAAACCGGCACACACCGCGCCACGACAGGCGTATTTACAGTTTCTGGAGAAGGTGGCAGCAGGTTTTCCGTCGCCGGCAATAGGCTACGAAGATACGCCGCTAGATCTGAATGAGTACTGCGTGCGGGCTAAAACGGCGACCTATTTTGTCCGCTGCCAGGGTGAGTCGATGATTGATGCCGGTATTTTTGACGGCGATCTGCTGGTGGTGGACAAGTCGCGCACGGCAGCAGACGGACAGATTGTGATTGCCTCAGTGGACGGAGAATTTACGGTAAAAAAGCTGCAGCTGAAGCCGGAGCCGATGCTGCTGGCGATGAACCCGCGCTATAAGCCGATCCCGGTTGAGCCGGAGTCACTGGAAATATGGGGCGTGGTCACTTACGTGATCCACAGTACTGACAATGTTTCTTCACAGTGACGTTAACGCGTTCTACGTGTCCGCCGAGCTGGCATTCAGACCGGACCTGTACGGGCGCCCGGTGGTTGTGGCGACGAACAATGACGGGTGCATAGCCGCGCTGAACAAAGAGGCAAAAAACGCCGGACTGAAGCGGGGTGATCCGCTGTTTAAAATCCGCGACACAATCCGGCGCTATGGCGTGGTGGTATTCAGTAGCAACTACACGCTGTACGACGCATTCAGTAAGCGCTTCCATTCCATTGTGGGTGAGCATGTTCCTAACCTGGAAGCATACTCAATCGACGAGGTATTTGGCTCTCTGGATGGCATGTCAAAGCTGGTGGACTATCAGGCGTTTGGAGAGGAGATCCGCCGGACCGTCACCCAGCACACCACGATGAAGTGTGGCGTGGGGATAGCGGAAACCAAGACGCTCTGTAAGGTTGCCACGCACGCAGCAAAGACCTGGCCGAAAACAGGCGGCGTGGTAGTGCTGACCGACCCGGCGCGGCGTGACAAGCTGCTGTCGCTGCTGGACGTGTCCGAAACGTGGGGAGTAGGGAGCCGGATAGCCGCCAGGCTGCGCATGATGAACATCAAGACGATGCTCGACCTTGCCCGCGCTGACACAACCACGATCCGCAAAACGTTTAATGTGATGCTGGAGCGCACGGTAAGAGAGCTGCGCGGCGAACGCTGCTTTGAGCTCGAGGAGAACCCGCCCACGAAACAGCAAATCGTGGTGAGCCGGTCCTTTGGCAAGCGCCTAACCAGCCTGGACGAAGTGAGCAACGCTGTTTGTTTCTTTGCCACCAGCGCCGGCGAAAAGCTGCGGCGTGAAAAGCAGTACTGCCGGAATATCACGGTATTCATCCAGACCAGTAAACACGATCCGAACTACCCGTATTACTCGCGCGGCGCCAGCCATTCGTTTACCACGGCCACACAGGACACACGCGATCTGATTGATGCCGCCGTTCGCGGCCTGCGGGCTATCTGGCGCGATGGCTACCAGTATGCAAAGGCAGGCGTGATGCTGGGAGAGTTCTGCGGCTCTGAGCAGCAGCTTAACCTGTTTGATGAAGCGCCGCCGCGCCCTGGCAGCGATAAGCTGATGGCTGTTATGGACAAACTGAACAGCTACCAGCGTGGCACGCTTTTTCTGGCAGGTCAGGGCGTGAATCCGGCCTACCAGATGAAGCGGGAAATGCTCTCACCGCGCTATCTCACGCGATGGGAAGAGTTACCGGTAGTAAAAATAAAATAGGGTGATTTAAACCCTGGAATTACAATAATTTAGGTTAAAAATAATCAGCCACTATGTTACCCCGTATTTATTCATTGCAGCAGCCGATCAAATGTTGATCACCCTTTAGGATGTGCATACAATCAGAAAAAACTGAAAGTGCATATTTTATTAGCGCACTCAATTAACAACCGGGATTTATAGGGATATGGCTGATATTTTATACATGGCAATGATGCTTTTCTTCGCTGTTTTTTCGCTTGTCGGTTTGTTTATTTCGCTCCGTTTGCCTGCAATGTTGCGTGCTTTTGATGCTGAAATGATCAAAAGCAAGCTTTCTCACTGACTCCATCCTGCGAAACTCACCAGCCAGCCGCCATCATGCGGCGCTGGTGGGACTTGTGCAAAGCACCCCATTGGTTAATGAAAAATTTAAACTTTCCTTAGAATATTATATCATTTAGTCCGAAATTAACCATTGGACTAAATGATATGACCAGTGCCACTAAACCCCCTGTTTTGTCACAGCCGGCGCTTATCGGCGCGATCCTGTCCGAAATTGGCAATCAGCAACCGGGTGCCACCATCAGCGCCGCACAGTTCAAAGCGATCGCTAAAGCCGCTAACAAAGTTATTGACGCTTTCAAACCTCAAGTGAACGAACAGGCTGATGAATAATGATCATAGCGCTGGTGTCCGATTTAAGCGCATGGAGGGTATGTAGATGCCGGTAAGCAGAGCACAGCTATTTACTCTGCGCAGAATGCGCAACGGAACCCGCTACATGATGCGGGGCGACAAGGGCTATGGCATTGAAGTTCGCTATGACGTTGCGACCGGGAACCGTGATGATGTTAATTGCCGCAGTCTCGCACCGCTGATGCGCAGCGGGCTTATCCGCTTCAAGACCAAACCCACAGACATGACACGCTACTACGAAGTGGAGCTAACTCCACAGGGTATTACAGCAGCGAAAGGGAATATTCAATGAGCCAGGGAGTAAAACATTATCCGATGCCGGTTGTGCCGGCTGAGCTGGTGGAGCCGCTGATCCGCTTTCTGTCCGACCGTGAGGAGCGTATTGAGTTTCCACCTCATATGTTTTCAATGCTTAAAACTCTGGGGGAGGAGATCGCGCTGGCCGCACTGACTGCAAAGCCACTGGCAGCTACTGAAAAACATGAAATAAGCAACATGCATGCGACAGGGCTTTACCTTAGAGCATGGCCTCTATGCAGACGCCTCAACCAGCAGGAGGGCTATAACGTAAACCTGTATACCGCTCCACCAGCGCTAGTGAGTAACGGGCAATGAACCTGCGTAAATTCTTCCGCCTGAAAGCGCCCTGCGCGAATTGCCCGTTTTAAAAAGCCGGTGGTATAGAGCTGAATCATGGGCGTAAAATGAAGATGAACCATTTACACGCATGTGCTACATAGTCTGCAGGTGTTTGTTGTAAATGGTATTTAATGGAAAAAATAAAGCTGAGAAAAAGGAGTGTTGATGGAAAGTTTTAAAGACATGCATTCTTCTAAAGGTGAAGAGAAAAAGATTATCCTTTCTTTGATTCTGGCACTGATGCCGCTCATGGTTTTTTTACTGTGCCAGCTGCTTAATAATGACTCACTATTATTGCATTTTATCTATGACAAAACAGCAAACTTACCGGCTGTCATTTCTTCAAAAAGCATCCTGCTAAGTAAGTCGATGGATGTTTATTGTAAAACTGCGCCATTTTTGGCGGTGATTGTATTTGTTTTATTTTTAAATCCAAGAAGTTTGATTCGCAAGGTAGATCCAAAGCAACTGGTGAAAGGATTTATTTCCTGCTGTATTCTCCTGTCTTGTGCATTTTACTTTTTTATGTTCTCCAGTTTTGATTTGTATCAGTCAAAAAGGTTTTTAAGGCTTTTTTCTTACAATGATTATTCACTGACCATTTTTTATGTCAGCCTGTATGCGATTTTCTATATGTTTACACTGGCTCTTTTGTTCTTTGTAGTAAGGATTGCTGAAATGATAAAGGAGAGGTAAATATCACCTCTCCTTTTATTTTTACTTATTGCGCCCGAGAGATAAGGTAGCTGTTGAAAGCAGCAGTTGCCTTATCGTCAATAAGTGAACTCAGGTAGGCAATCAGCATTAGACCGGCAACTGTCAGTACAGTTGCCGTCACAGGAAGAGAAAGGGTAAAAGTGGCAACGATGGCCGAAAATAAACTTAGCGCAACACTGCCAGCTATACCGGCCAGCACCCAGGATTCCACTTCAAGCATTAATGGTCCCCAGTTGCCGGTTCGATAACCCTCCATGCTCTTTTCAGCCACTTTCTGCACTTTTTGAGCCAAGTCGCCAACCTTGAATGCTTTTGCAAGACGACCCATTTTTTTTGCCATATCTGCAGCGTTGACATGCTGCCAAGCATTCGCCAGAACCTGCGTATCTGCTGCATTAAATCGCATTGCCGGGTTAGCTCTGAGCTGATTAAGTGCATTCATAGCCTGAGCATATCCGCGTATGTTCTTGCCCTGAAAATTACGCACATTGGAGGCAATGCTAGCCGCTACCTGTTTGTACTTATCTCCGGCATAACTACTCACCTTTTCACCAACATCAGTGATAAGACCTGCAGCGCTGTTGATCGCTTCAGTGGTTTGTGCGGCTTTGTTTTGTGTAATTGCTTTATCCAGATCTGCCAAAACCTCACCGCGCACTTTGTTCAGTTTGTACCTGACTGGATTGTTTACCTGTACAGTATGGCTGTTGCCGTTCCTGCCGCCGCTATCACGAGTCTCTGTAACTTTTTCTGGCTGAACGTTGTATGCAGTCTGCCATGCCTCGGCAATTTGCGTGCGTGCAGCAGGCTGCTCACTGAAAGCCAAAGCATCAAAAGAGGCACGGAGTTGTTTGTAAGAATTAATTTGAGTTGAGGGGGTAACCTTTTGGTTAGGCATTTCGTAATCAGGCACATTTTTGAGAGTGTCTGCAATGGCTGTATTGATCAATGCTTCATCTAATCGGCCTTTACTGGACCAGCTTCCACCTGCCAGATAATTTTCAACAACCGTCTGCGCTAATGGTTTACCTCCTGCCGCTTGGTTAGGAGCAGGGGTACGACGGGCAAGTTCATTTAGGACGCGCGTATAATGAAAGCCGTCGCCTGGAACTTTAACCATTGAAGAGTTTGTTGCGGTCATTCTTATGCCATTCATCATGGCATAACCATCAGTGATAGTGATACGGCCCCACGGGGTCATATAGGATGTGCCGGCTTTAACTGATGTTATTTTATCTCCAATACTGACACCGCCGTTTACACCGTCACCAGCATTGCTGTGCGTTTCTCCGTGGCCGGGTAACGGGCCGCGCTCAGAACTCCATGGTGTACCATCACCGTATTTGTTGCTCATTAAAACCCCTTTCTAAAATAAATTAAAAAATCCTAACGAGTGCAAATTTATATTATCACTCCGTTTTAATTAAGTACAAATGGTTAAACGGACTTTTACCACTATTCTTAATAATTCGATGATTTATAAAATTTATCTTCTATACCAGTTTCCACTGGTTATTAAATTTTATTGGATGCTAATGTTCCTATATGAGCTTTTTTGTATTGTTGGTGTGTTTTTTGGTTGTTATTGGAAATAACGGTTAACTTATTTTTATATTGCTATATAACCAACGGTTGTGGCTGGTTAGGCAAAGAGTTGCCTGCCTTTGATTTTTAGCTGGCAAAGATCACTACAAGCATTGCTAAGCAGCGGCTGCTGTCAGGCCAGCCGCACGGGTTTTCATGCGAGCGCGATGTTCAATGGGGGGAAGCCTGTTCTTATTTTTTTAGGGTTGCAATGCTATTTGGTTCTGATGATCAGGCGCTGCGGCGGCGTTCTATCAGCATATGCGCCATAGATTCCACTTCCTCAAAATCCCTTGAGGCTGCGGTTCTCAGTATCAGATTCCATTTGCTGAGTGTGCGCGCATTTTTAGCCAGATCACTTCCTGCTTTCACACGTCCGCTTTCTTCCAGCCAGGCGGCTACTTCTGACCAGTCCCAAAGGGGAGACTGACCCTTTATGCGCTGGACAGGGCAGGGGAAATTGCCGTTGCCGCGCGTGCCGTCTTTGAGCATGGCGATTGCCTGGCGTGACATTTCGGTGTTCTCTGCAATGTCGCTCAGTCCCACCAGCGCCGAATCGACAGACGCCACTACAGCGCCGATTCCGGCTGATTCAACGTTTTCAACCGCTGACATAATGGCTTCATGCAGGGATTCTGCTTCGCGGTCAAACTCCAGATAAACGGCGTGGCCATATGCGCAAATCAGCGCATCATCACAGCCGCTTTCAAACAGCGCATCTTCCAGTCCTTCGGTCTCATACGTTACGCCTGAGAGTGTCAGAGTGAAGTTATAAAGCGCCATAGTACCTCTTCTTTTTCGTGGGTGTGTAACTCGGTAAAGAGCGGCGTTAACCACTCTTTACCGGGCAAAATCATGTGCAGTGATCGACCTTGCGCCTGATTTGCTTCGCGTGGTTCTCCGGGCTTCGCGGAGTAGACCACACACTCATTTGATGATCTCGGTGTTCATCTTCTGGATTACCGCAGCGCAGCTTGCAAAAGCAGTGAGCTGAATCGCCCGGTGGAACCCAAACCCAGCCTTTCGTTAACGCATAATCAATGGCTGCTTGAATATGCTTGTTCGGATGTTTCTTCATTCTCCTCCGAATAATAGTATTCTATTCTCCGTGTTGACATCCGTCAACGGCGGTGACTCTATCCGTTGATGCCCGCACCCCTAATTACCTGGTCACATGCTGCTGACTGCCAGCCCGGACTAACAACAAGATAATCCATTTTGATTGTATTGACAAGCAAAAGGTTTGTCTGTACATTACACCTCATGGCGCAACGTTGCGTCGTCGCCCTGGCGCACCAGGCATTTAAGGAACTTCTTCATGACTCACGCACCAATGACTTCTACCGCTGCTATCCAGCATATGTCCCACACTTTGACCGGCGCGATTGCTCAGAGCCACCAGCCTGGCTTTATCGCTGCTGAAGCGTATACGGATATCAAAACCAACTACGAGCTGGTGGCCTCCAGCTGTACAGACCTGGCAACCGTCGTCTGGCTGCGTAACAACATCTGCTTTGGTTACATAGGCGATGACTGCACCTTTGAAGAGGTCAATCTCACATACCGCGATCACTATGACTTCATCCTAAAGTCCGGCTGGCGTCCGGGTACTGCACCTGCGAATAAGCTGGTACTCAGCAATATGTATGAACTGGACTGGTGGGAGCCACAGGATATCGTGGTAACAGGCCACACTGACACTGAAGTAAGCGGCACTGCCACCATGATAGACAGTGAGGGCGAGTATCAATTCGCGTTTGAGTGGACGATGATCATGGGCGAAGAGGCCGAGCAGTACGATATACCGTTTATGGTTAACATCACGGCAGCACGCTTTACCCTGCCGTATGAGTTCTCGCTCTACGAGTGCGACGGAACCCCGCTTGATGCACTGACGGCCTTGCAGGAAATGGATTGCGCCCTGGGATTTTGTGTAGAGTCTTTCCTGGACGTTTACAAACAATACGCTCCGGCTGAAGGAGCCACTGACAGAGGTTAATCATGACCGATAAAGCACGCGACCCACGGGCTTTAAACTCAGTTAAGGGAGACGTCCCGGCGACGTCTCAGATTCAGATGCGCGTTACGCCTGACATTAAAGCCCGCTATGTCAATCAGGCACGGCAGGAAGGTATGAAGCTGTCAGAGTGGATTCAGCATCATCTTAATGCGGTATGTCAGGCGGCAGACGACGCAAAGCAACAGGATTAGAACATCAGTGATCAAACAGGAAATCAGGGAGCTTTTTCTGGCGCACGGCTTCAAGATGGAGCCGCAACCTGACGGCAGTACCGATTTTGACCCGGCGTATTACAGCGTCGCTCAGGCGCTCGCAGAGCGTTTTAATGATATTTACGGGCAACCAGTAGGAAACGTGGAGATCGCCGCTGCTGGTGGCGCAGAGGCACGGACAGTGCCGCTTTTTTACGATAAGGCAGCGAGTATTGAGTTTCCCGTGTATGTCATGCGTGAGCCGTCCCAAAAGCCCGCGCTGGCCACCAGCAACAATCCGGCGTTCGTGCGCTGATGGACGAACGACTAAGGCAGTACGGCTGGTGCTCGTTTGAGGGCTGGCCGGAAAGTGAAGTGCGCGATTTTCTTATCACCAAATGCCATATACTCCACGCCCGCCAGCTACCCGACGGCAGCTGGTGCGGGCTGCTGCAGCTGCTGTACACGCTCAGCGTCTGCATGGGGATCACGCCCACTGACGCTTACGTGTACCGCTGGTGCTTTGAAGATCCGAAAGAGGCGGCACACTTCTATAAAACCGCCGTGGAGTATGACGAAATCCCGGTGCGCCGGGAGTCGCTGGTGGGGCATCGGCACACGACAGGCATTCCGCTTTACGTGGAATTTGACCAGCTCGGTCTGCCAAAGTGGCGTTAACACCTTTTTACTGACCACCAGCTACCCGGTTGGTGTCAGTGTTTCAATAACAGCAATACAGAATGGTAAAAAATGGAAATCAGGATTAAATGCCCGCACTGCGGATCAGGGAGCGTCAAAAAGAGCAGGGCGGTTTATGAGCAGGGAACCTCAAAGACGCGCAGCGTGAGCCACACGGGCTGGATCTCAAATCGGGGATCGGGCGGCAGCAGGCGGCAGGGCAAATCAACGCGCCAGTCAGTAGCCGCATCGCGGAACGCACCAACCGGGGGAGGATTGGAAGGCATGGCTTTTGTCGGTTCATTCTTCCTGTTTACCTGGCTGGCTCTCTACATACCGGCAACCACGCTTATGATCTCGTTAATCATGGGCTTTATTCTTTCGTTGTTGTTTACAGCGCTGGTGGCTCACCTGAACCGGCACAACCGGCGCAGGGCGCGGGAAGATTACGAAAGGCAGTGGTATTGCAGCAAATGCGGCGACACATTTTTACGTGGTAGCTAATCCAGAGCATTAAATTGGCTTTGATATAGTTACCCATATCAATTAAATCAGGCGCTTAGTGCGCCTTTTCTATGGTTGCTCTTGGTGTATCGCATCCCTAGAATGCGGCCACCTTTACGTTTATCAGACAATCCTCATACGGACTCATGACACAACAGCTCAAATCTATTCAGGCGCTGCGCGGGCTTGCCTGCCTTGCCGTCGTAACTTTTCATTTTCGCTATCAGATCAAAACGCAATATCCGGCGTTAACCAAAGTGCTTTCAACCGGCGCTATTGGCGTGGATCTGTTTTTCATCCTCAGTGGCTTTGTTATTACGCTCTCCGTGTCGCGCATGGGTACAGGGTTCGCGGCAGCGGGTGACTTCCTGAAACGCCGTGCGCTGCGCCTGCTGCCCGCCTATTTCATTCTGCTGCTGATCAACTTCCTGTTAAGCGGGGCTATGGCGACGTTCCACTATGCGGATAAGACTCAGGCGCTGATTAGTGCGGCAACGCTCTCCGTCTACCTGCCGCAGCACGCGCCGTTTTACGTGGACGACGGCGGGTTTATGAACGTGCGCTGGACGCTCAACTATGAGTTTCTGTTTTACCTGATGATGGCCGTATGCCTGCTGGTGCGCGCACGCTGGGTGGCGCTGGCCGCAATGCTGGGCGCGGCGCTGGTGGCGGCACCAATGGCAGCAGGCCACCAGCCGACGCTGCTGGTGCATGGCTACGATATGGGTTACGCCTACCTGAACCTGATGACCAATCCGATTATCTGGCAGTTTGCCGCGGGCGTGCTGATTGGCCTGGTTTACCCGTACATGGCGCGCCTGCCGGTGGCAACCCGTGTGCCGTTCCTGCTGGCAGCGGTTGCCCTGTTTGTGCAGCACATTATCAGCCACCAGCATATCGGGCATGGTCTGATGGCGTCTGGTACCGTGCTGGCGCTGCTGCTGGCCGCTGTGGCGTTCAATGACAGCTGGTTAGGACGCATCACGCCGCGCTGGCTGGTATTCCTGGGGGATATCTCTTTCTCCGTATACCTGATCCATATCGTGACCAAAGATCGGTTATCAAAATCCTTCACGGATCAGGGTATGACGTTCTTCGTGTGCAACGTCCTGCTGGCACTGCTGGTGGGCTGGCTCAGCTACCGCTACATTGAGCCAATTGGCCAGAAGATAGCGCGCCGGCGCAGAGAGAAAGCGCTCCGTACCGTAAGCGATGCCGCATAACCCCGCAACCCTTCTGCCGCAAGGTTTCAGGCCTGTCAGCTATACTTAGTGGACAGGCTCAACAGAGGAGTAAGCGATGAAATGTCCGACATGCGGTGCAGAGGCTTTTGTTTACGACACGCGCGACGTCCAGCTGAATACGGGCAACCCGGATGACATTGTAGAGGATGTGAAAGGGAGTCATTGCCTGGCCTGCGGAGAGGTGATCGTGGATATGTCAGAGGCCGATTCTTTCATGCGAAAGATCAGCGCGCTGGAAGCTGCAGCGGCACACAATCATTGACTCAACAGCCCGCATCGAGCGGGCTTTTTACTTGCGCGCACTGGCCGTCATTCACCAGCTGTCTACAATCGCTCAAAATAATATGCCCGAACAGAGTTAGCCTTTCATCTCAATTAGCGTTAATGGCGTTCCTGATTGCACGCGCCTGCCTACCCCATTCATCCCGGTCATTCCATGTGCCGGAGCCACAGCCGCCTAATGCCGCTGGTGATGACAACAGAGGTACACGGGTGCAGTTTATAGTGAATAGTGAATAGTGAAACGGTGGCGTTTGAGGACGATTCTTATGCAGCAGCAACGATGTTTATCGACACTATGACGCACTGGGATAAAGATACTTATCACTATTATTCAATGATATTAGCTGATCTAGAACAGCCATTTACTGGGGCTGTTTTAGGTCGTTTGTGTTGCCTGTATCAGTTACACCCGGTATTGGCGATGAAGGAATTAATGAATCTATAGCATTTTTCATCGCATCACGGGCTGTATCGCGAATGCCTGGTTTTGCGATTGAAATAATGCCAACCAGAACAATGGTTGTGACCACTGTAGCGAGTAGACCAGAAATACCGCCTCCTATCCAACCTAAGAACCAGTAACCAAGTCGCTTCGCTAAATGCGGCTTTGTTAAATGTGCGCTATATGCAGCAGCATTATCGCCCCATTCAACCCATTTTTTTCTTATTTCTGCTTCATGGGACGCTTCCATAGCTGATATCCGCTGATCATAAACGTGACCAACGCCCTCACTAACTGTCAAAATCAGTTGGTCTACAGTTCTCCGCGCTTTGCCACGGTAATCATCTAGCTGGCGTTCGGAATGGGCGATACCATCATGAAAGCTTTCAAGTTCTGTATTAACCTGAGCATCAGTCATTCCACGAGTACGGCATTGGTTAGCGCGATCATCTTTGTCGGCTTTATACATTGCATAGGCTATCAACTGTAAGGGATCGTTAGAATCTTTAACGAGCTCAGTGAACACCCATTTCTTTGGCTGCGTTGTCATTTCTCACCACAAAATAAAACGCCCCAACTAAGGGGCGTCCAAAAAATTTTATTTTTAGCCTTTGCGGGCTTTGTTAAAGGCTTCTTTGAAGAAGTCCCGCCCTTCTGACTGCGATAAGACTGAACCCGCAAGTGCCTTTTGCACTTCGGAAGCGCTTGTGCTTGCCAGCACTTTAGTTGCCAGGTAAATGACCGCTTTGCCGCCTTTAGCATGGCGGTGCGCGTGTCGTCTCGGCTTATGTGCACCGGATTTTCCTACTTTTGTCGTAGTAATTCTCTGGCGGGCTACATCCGCAACGGCTTTTTCGCCGATGCTGCGTATCTCTTCAGCTGTAAGCGCAGGCATGCGATATGTGGTCATAATTTATACCTCCGTATAGACACTGAGTGTATATCGACCCAAAACCATTTGCATTAAATTAGACAATAGAATTTACAGCTAGCAGCGCATTTCCTACTTGTCGAAGCAGGTACGCGCACCATAATGGCCTGATGATGCTCTCACAGTGGCTGGTGGACGCAGAGAAAGAGCGTGACACGCTGTGGGCGGAAGATCACCGCCTGCGGTCAGGCGGCAACGTTCACTGTAATCAGTGCATAAGCTGTAGTGAGTGAGTTAGAGCCAATAAAAAAGCCCCTTAACGGGGCTTTTGAGTAAGAGCTAATGGCAACGGGTAAGAAATTTGCCTTGTAAAATTAGCAAATCCTTAGAATTTAGAAAGATATTTAAACCCAGCACCGCACCACCTGGCGCATAGCCTGACAGGCGTTACCGGGGCTTATTCCGCTGCCGCCGGCGCAGCCTCTGACGCTGTGGCCACCAGCTCCGGGTCGGGCTGCAGGGCGTCAGTTTTCGCCTTTCCCTGCGCGATAGTGCGCAGCAGCTGCGCTTTTTCAACCGCTTCCTGCACCAGATCCTGATCCATACCCACTACAGCATATTTATCCAAGCCTTCCATGCGGTAACGGTCGAGCTCCGGCACGAACTGCAGCATGTTCTTTTCGTTATCCGGCGTCAGGTAGACCAGCTGCCCCTGCGCGTCCGCGCCGGCAGGGAACAGCACCCAGGCACGCTGGCCCACACCCAGGACCTGCAGGAACAGCAGGGCAACCGCCAGCGGCAGGGACTGCGACGCGCAGCTGACGTGCTGCTGCCTGTTTACCAGCAGGCCGTGGCTCTGCACGTCATACGGGTTAAAGCGGGAAACGGTCTCCGCGCGCCACTGGCCCGTCAGGGAGCCCGACACAAACGCCTCGCCGGTTACGTTCATTGGCAGCTGGCTCATGAGGTGCTGCGCTAAGCTGTGATCCATTGACGGCATCAGCAGGCGGGCGCCCGTTTTCTCATTGATGGCTTTCACCGCTGCAGCGCGTTCTTCGTCGTGCGCCGGCAGCGACTGCTCATGCGCCAGCCAGAACGATTTATCGTCATTTTCATGGCTCCAGACGGTAACGCCTTCAACGTTCTGCGGCGTAAAGCCCATCGTGGCCAGCAGGGCGATTTCCAGATCGGCAGGGCTGATCTCGCCTTTCTCGTTAAGCTCAATGGACGTTTTGCTGCTGAGAATATATTTGGTCATGGTCTGGCCTTACTTGCTGGTGGTTTTCTTGGTAGTCGTGGTGGTCTTGGTCTCTTCAGCTGGCTCAGCATCCGACGACTCTGCAGGGGCATCCTGCGACGTTACAGGCACGTCGATTGGTGCTGGCTCCTGCGAAACTGTTGCGGTGCTGTCGTCGGCCGGCGTGCTGTCGGCAGTAGGCGTCGGATCGGTTTCCGCCGGGGTGGTGGAGCCAAAGCCGTTGTCGCCGCGGTCGGTTTCGGACAGTTCATCAACTTCTGTCCAGGTGACTGGCTCCACCTTCTCAATCACAGCCTGCGCAATGACCATGCCCGCCTTCGGCTCGATGGCCAGACCGCCTTCGTCGGCAATCATGCGCAGCTTGATCTCGCCGCGGTAGTCGCTGTCGATGATGGCCACGCAGTTGGACGGGCGCAGGAAGTTAGCGGTACCCAGCCCTGAACGCGCGTAAATCTTCATGCAGTAGCCCTCGGGGATCTCCACGGCCAGCCCGGTAGTGATCCACCACGCGCGCGGCTGGCGGGCGCCGCCCTGCGTCTGTACAACGTTTAGTTTTACGTCCAGCGCGGTGATATCCCACGCTGCAGCGCCTTTTGAGCCACGGAAAGGCAGAACGGCATCAGGGGTGAGGCGTTTAATCTTTACTTCAGGCATGACTTACTCCGGGTTTTTAAAGGTGTAGTGGCGACGGGTGCGGTGCGAGTTTTCCTCAACGGGAACGTCGCGGTATTCCACCAGCCCGCGCTCAATGAGTTTTCTGGCTGACTGCAGGAACAGGGGATGACTGACGGCAAATTCTTTGCGCATATCGTTGGCGGTAATGAATTTACGATCGTTGAGCAGCATCAGAATGGCATGTTCGATCTTTCCCATTCTCATAGGCGTCAGGCTGACGGCAAAAGAAGGGCGCATGGCCAGCGAGTATTCGCCGTCAATAGAGCGCTCAGCCAGGCCGACTTTACACAGGTCCAGCAGCGTTCCCCGGATGACGTGCGTTTCGGTGCCGGGAAGGGCGCGCGTAAAGCGCCGGCGCGTCGCGGTGCGCTCCTCTTTCAGCAGCAGCAGCACAGCCTTTGCCGTCTCCGGATAGCGCGCACGAAAAATTTTAAGTTTCGGTAAAATATGCTTCAAAGTTCTGTTATCCTCGCCAGTGGTTTATTTCAGAAGTCCACGTCCAATGGTTATGAGTAAACCAAAGGAATAAGGGAGCCAGCGATGGCTCCCTTTTTCTTTAGTCCTGCGTCCACTTCTCGCCCGTATCAGCACACTCCACGCCATGACACACGCGCCCCTGATCCAGACGGTAGGCCATGCCGCCCAGCTTTATGCGCTTGCGGCAGTGCTGCGCGCCTGACAGGTAGGCATGCGGAACGGCGGAGTCAATCGCCCCTTCCTCGGTGCATAAGCCGTCCTCAGCGTCGCTGTACCCGCGGGCAAACTCGCTCAGCACTTCGCGCCGATCCTCAAAACGTATTGTCTCGCCCCGGTCCAGGCAGCGGGTGTACTCAATCGCGCCGTACTTCGCCAGAGTGGCAATAGTTTTGGGGTGTCTGAATATCTCCTCGCCCCAGTAATGCCCGGTGCAGGAGTCAACGTAGGAGCCGTTGGAATAGGTGCCGATAGGATTAGAGACGTCGTGTGCGGTCGCCACTGCGACAAAGAAGTTAACGACGTTGCCGGTAACAGACATTATTGCCCCGCAAAAAGCCGCTGGCGGCTGCTGAACGTGGGTTTACCCTGCTGGCTGAATGCGTCGTCCACCAGCCCGACAAACCCGGCAAATTCCTTTCTGTAATACTCCAGTAGTTTATTTGCGGCGCGGTCGGTGATGTTGGAAACGTAGAAGCAGGCGCTGTGTCGGTCGCAGTAGGTCTTATCGAGGGTCAGCAGCGGGGCTGCTTCTGACAGGGTGCTTACACCAAACTCCACCAGCGCAACTCCGCCGCGCATAATGGCGGTAAAGCTCAGCTGGTGGGCGTCTATGTCAAAGGTGCGGTGCAGCAATATCTGTTGTGTGGCCATCGTTATTCGCAGGTGCGTGACAGCCAGGATTGTGCGACAAAAGCACTATGGTTACAAATTATATTTCTTTAGAATTTAATTAACCTAAAAGATCACTCTCCGTCCAGTATTCCCGACATTTTCCCTTTCTGACTTTCAGAGCGACGGAGGTATCGCATGACGGTTTTCGGGTCTTGCCAGGTACCTTCCTGCATGATCTGCGTGATGGTCGCGTCGCGCTCCGCCATGTCCATCGCCGCGCCCACGCGCGCGCTGTGGCCGGACCATTTTGTGTAGCGCCCTTTATTATCTTTTACCGGCTCTTTCCCCAGCAGATCCCAGGCGTCTTTGAAAATCTTCTCCGTGGCCGGGGCGCTCATGGGCTTTTCCGACACGCCGGCCGTATTGTTGTGGCGGACGGGGCCGAATATCACGGCATCAGGGCAGTTAATCAGCCCGGACACGTCCAGCCAGCGCAGCAGGTGGCCAGCAGCAGATTTGCTCAGGTGCTTTATCACGCCGGCGGCAGTCACCATCGTTTTGGTGTGGGTCAGGTTAACAATTACATGCCCACTTACGTCGATATCCAGATCGCGCACCCGGATGCGGCTCAGTTCAGACATACGGCACAGGGTGTTATAGGCCAGATACAGGAACGCCAGATTGCGCATATCGGTGAGTTTGTCAGACCGGCTCATGAGGTGCGACAGCAGCTGCAGATCCGAAAGCCGGAACGGTATGGCCTGCCCGGTGCGCTCGCCGCCCACCACGGCCTCGCGCTTGATGCGCTTCATGGCGCGCTGCACGTCCACATTCAGCAGCAGCTGCGGCAGGCCGCACTGCTTGCAAAGCATGTTCATCATGGCGTAGTGCTTTTCGATCGTGCTCGATGCAAGCCCGCTTTCCGCCATAGACAGAAAGTAAATGCGGGCCAGCTCCGGATCGATTGGCAGATATGACAGGCCGCGCGCGTTGCACCACGTCGCCCAGCGGCGGATCACCGAAAGCAGGTCGCGGAATGTATTCTCAGAATACGCGGCTTTGTCGGCAATAAAGCGGCGCAGGTTATTAGCAACGTCCTGCGGCGTTAATACGGTTAATTCCGCCGGAATAACACTGCTTTTAATTTCCGCTAAATGTTTCATCTATATATTTCCCTCAAAAACAGCATGACGTCGCTACGCAAAATCTATCAAAACAGCAGGGGTGGAGTTCGTCAGATTTCACGTAGCGACGCCAGGCGATTGTTCGTTGCCGCTTCGCTCAGAATCTGTACAAAATGCCACGATTTGCACCAACTGATCATTTGATCATCCAACTACTGATCAAGCATACATGAAAGGCACCAAACTTTATATAATGTTTATTATTTAAAGTTTCCCATTCCGGCCAAAATCGCGCAATGTCTGGTCTGAGGGTAAACTAAATCGAAAATTTTTAGAAAAGCATGCGTTTTCTTCGTGATCGGCTGCATGCCTTCATATATGATCATTTGGCATTCAATTTTGATTGCGGCTGGTAACTGTTATCATCTGAAACCTTTGGGCGTTACATCGCGGGCGATGTAGCAGTACCGGCACGAAACCCGAGCTTATTAAATGACGTGTACAGCAGATATATCCGACAGTTAAGGATTACGGACTATTCTTATTATTGCCATTCTAAGGATTTGCAATTTTACATGCCTTCCTTTTCTGTCTATATTCGCGCTCATTAAGTCCAGAGAGACTGTTGGCTCATTACATTTTTGGAATAACTATTATGCCTAACTTCAGCGACCTAGAATTTGAAAAGCGCTACAAACAATTTCTGCAGGTTCAACATGACTGGCTGACTCTCATTACGGACAATAAATTCTTTTCTGACACTAACGCGGTGGGTGAAGAGTGCCGTCCGGCTGGCCTTCTTACCGATTCATCACAGTTTCAGCATGCCCAGCACCTGCTGGCTGAATGGCAGAGTTTTGCCGACCTGGCAGAAGAAAAGCGTAAAGAGCGCAGTATCGCCATTACCACAAACCTTTATCTGCCTGTTCCAGTACTGCTGATTAATCCTGCATACGTTCAGATTGACCGTTTTCGCGCTACAGCGACCGCTAATCATAAGCGTGAAGATATCCTGATGCGCTATGAAAAGCAGATCGGCAAGCTTAAGAAGATTACCCACGCTTTCGGTGCAATCATGACGCTGGAAGATGAACGTAAGTACTTTGAGGCTGCACCGGTTGCTACCGTGTTCCGCGCCCGTACCAGCACCTATACCGATATCCAGGTAAGCGTGCGTCATACAGCAGATCAGCAGGAAGTTGATAAGTTCCGCTACGGCGCGCACGGTATGCTTATCATCGGTGACGACCTCGCGCTGGGGCGTAATATCAAACTCAACGTGAGCGTATCAAACACCAAAAGCTCACTGTACGACTTCATCCAGCCTATTCCGTGCTCCGTTCTGCCGTCCGCGCAGGTCTACACCCTTGAGGACGTGGAGCTGGGTAAAAAGATGGTTTCGCAGCGGGCGTCTGTTGCCTATGCCGTTAAACAGCGTCGCTATCAGTTTGATAAGCGCGCGAAGGAAAAGATGGCGCGGGCAAAAGGTCCTGAAGAGGCGCGTGCTATCAGCCAGGAAATTGAAACCGGACGCGAAGTGCTGGAACTTATGGACGCACACGACTTTGAACTGCTCGACCGGAAGCTGGCCGCAGGGGATGAATCGCAGCTTACCATGCTGCAGATCCGCGAACGCTACGGCAATGAATCCGACCGCACCGGGAAAAATATCCGCAACATGCCGGAATTTCTCGCAAAACTGATTGCTAAAGAAGAGAAGAAGGGCAATTAATAAGCGGTAACGGGTAACAGAAAGGGCGCACAAGCGCCCTTTTTTATTGCCTGGCTGGTGGTCACGCCAGCAGCGCGTCCAGTTCCTCCAGCTCTTTGAGTTTGCTCTCCGCGAAATCTGCCATGCCTTCGTCAATCTCTGCCTCTGCCGGACGATAACCAATCAGGAAGATAAAGCAGTATGTGTCCCAGCGGTCAGGCGACTTGATGTTGAGTTTCTGTCGCATCTGAGGCTTCGGCACCATCATGATCCTCCCCATTTCATCCATGTAATACGGTATCTTTGATCCCTGCTCCGCCGTGTGCTGAGAGGCGTCTATACGCATCCTGCCGGAGCGGACAGCATCAGCGGCCATGATGTTCGCCCAGGCGCGCTGGTTCTTGAAGCGCTCGCGCACCTTCTTACTGAACGGCGGTTGCCCCCAGCGGATATTGACCGCATTCACGCCCCGGCGCTCCAGCTGCTTCAGCGTGGCAGAGCCCACGCCGTCACCATCGACGGCAATCGTGATCCCCGGATAGCGCTCCTGCGTACACTCGTTAGCGACGAAGTCACCGAAAGATATTGGGTCCATCGTGCCAGGCATTTCCACCAGCTTAAACGACACCACGCGCCGCGCATCACCATGCCCAGACACCCTGCAGATATTGAGTATCGACTTATCGCGCCCATTACCGACGTCAGCGGTAGCCACCCAGCCCCAGCCTTTCTCCAGGTATACTTTGCGCCGTGCGGCGCGATCGCACTCGTCACGCCCCAGCAGATAGCCGCTGATGTTGCGCGGGAAGCGCCCCAGCACCTTCACCATGTACTCCAGAGAGTCACGCCCGCCGTACTCCAGCAGCTTTTCCCTGATGAACTTCAGGGTAACGTGCGGCGCCTCTTCAGAATTGAGGACAATGGCATTCCAGATCCCGTCCGGGTTATCGGGGTTACGGGCTAATGAGTGGTGCGAGTCATAGAAATAGCCGCTTGGCCGCGTGGGCTGCGACATCATCAGCATGCGGTTATCGGTCTCTGTCAGCGCACCACGCATGATAGCTATCGCTTTATCAGAAATACCTGACGCTTCATCGAGGATCAGCAGGATATGCGCGGCGTGCTCGCCGGCCAGCGCTTCTTCGTTACCCAGGCGGAAGCCCTTACAGAGCACTTCCCATATCCCCTTACGCGACTTCTCATAAAACATGGTGTCCGTCAGGGTGAAGTAGTTCTGCAGCCAGGGGTGACGTTTAGCGGCGTTAGCCCAGTAAGTTTTGACGTATTTGAATACGCCCGTTTTAACCTGCCCGATTTTGTTGGCCACGATGATTACGCGCGCATCCGGGAACATGATCATGTAAATCAGCAGCATCATAGCCGTCAGGGATGATTTGCCGGTACCGTGGCCGGACGTTACCGTAGTCTGGCTTCCGGTCTCCTGTACGGAGTTAAGTATCTCTTCCTGCTGCCAGGTGGGGATAAGGCCAAATAGCTCGACTACTGCCGTCGCCCAGTCATAGCGATAGCGGATCACCATGTCGCGCCAGCGCGGGTCGGTGGTGACGCTCCTGATGCGTTTTTTGCCGCTCATTCTGCGCCATCCTTGTCTTTCATAACGGATAGCGCATCGGTCATAACGGATTCATCGTCGGACATAACGGATATCTCCGGCGGGATATCGTCGTCGTACAGGTCAGCAGTAGCCGCATAGTCAAAATTGCCGCTCAGATTGGCCTCGCCTGCGGTTTCGCCGGCGCGCAGCTCTCCGTCTGCCTGGACGTCACCAAACCCGCCTTTGTCCACCAGCGCGGCAACTTCAGCGCGACGTGTCTCAACAAAGGCAGCGGACGCGGCCTGCTGCCGGCGATACTCCTGCGCCTCCAGTTCCAGCTCCGCCTCGCTGACCTGGCCGCTTTCATCTACCGGCGGTTCAGCGTTCTTAAGCTCGTTTTCGAGACGTCTGGACAGAGACTCAGGCAGTTTGATGCCGTGGCGCTCGATGTACTCTGCCGTCTGCAGCAGATCCCAGTCCTCCGCCTCTCGCAGCTGGTATGCGCGGCTGATAACCTCGCCGGCGTTATGCGTCAGCGCATGCTTCTCATTGTCGCGCCGGTTCTTATCGGTACTGCCGGCGATTGCCGCTACCCGGGTAGCGTGGTCATTGACCAGATAGCCGACCTCGATCATCAGCTTGGTCATTTTCAGGATAGGGTGTGGTCCGCCGCCGTCGTCCTCCTCCCCCTTCTTTTTGCCGCTGGCCATGTTGTCGGCCTCAAGCTCAAACAGCTCTACCGCACGCGCCGTGGTGCGCTTGAGCATGTCCATGTGCGCCAGAGAGTCAAACAGCGCCGTCATGGCGCTGGCTTCCAGCCCCTCGCCCAGCACCTCTAACGCCGCTTCATAATCCTGTGGCCGCGGGTAGGCACGCCGGTTGGCGACCAGCTTAGTTTCATGGCCTTCCTCAAAGGGTTTACCCTCGCCGCGGGGCTTTGCGGTGTGCTTCGGGCGCCCGTCACTTTGATCACCGTCATTTATGATCTTTTTGGCATGTGAAGCATTGGGCTTTTTCTTCCCGCCAGGCTGCGGCGCTGCGTCAGCGCGTGGTTCCAGCACCCCCTCTAAAGCCGCGCTGTGCCTGAGTTTGCGCCCGTTCCGGCGTATGGTGAGGTCGTCTTTTCTGGTGTGATCATTTTGATGATCAGAAGCGTGATCACCCGAATGATCATGATTGTGATCACCACTTTGATCACCCATCGCGGCCAGCGCTTTACCGTTCAGCTCCCGACGGGCCGTGTTGAATGGCAGGTCATAGTACTCGCAGTACTCTTTGACGGTTATTCCGCTCTCGGCCTTCTGCTCAATGAAAGCCCTTCTGTGTTCATCCCAGTTAACTTTGGACATGGTTTATCGTTCAAATGAGGCCAATAAACCAGGATGGTAAGGAGTCTGTAATTTGCAGTGATCACAATAATGATCACTTAGTCAGCAAACAGTTTTGGTTGTGCCTTTTTTCGAGCACAAGCGCGCTTTTTTAAGTGTACAAGTGTGCTCTGTGTGATAAATTCAGTCCCGGACTTTCAATATGAAATTAACCATTGGACAAATAAATGACTAAGAACAAAGCAGTTTTAGTAGCAGTGGATGCAGGCTCCGGTAACATTGCTCTGTCGTTCCTTGACGAAGCAACCGGCAAGATTAAAACCTCTGTGACCCCGGCGCTTGTGCATGAAGGCCACCAGCAGACGCTCGCTACTGAGTCACAATCTTCATGGCATACAACAGATGCGCAGGGTAAAGAGCGCACGTACACCGTCATGAATGCAGGCTATGACCTGTATGACACCTGTGACCCTGATTACCAGGTTTCCGCTGCTCACCGCGTTCTGGTTAATGATGCGCTGGTTCGTGCTGGTCTCGGTGGCCGTGACATTATCCTCGGTGAAACGCTCCCGGTAAGTCAGTTCTACAGCGCTGCAGGCAACATCAATGAAGCGCGCATCAAACAGAAAGCTGACAGTCTGAAAACGCGTGTTGAGAACATTAATGACAGCATCAAAGCTGCAAACATCATTCACGTAGAAATCTATCCAGAGGCTGTCCCTGCCATTCTTACCGCGCAGGCTGATCTGCCAGAGCTGGCAGACGCAGAAAAGACGCTGGTAATTGATTTAGGCCGCTTCACCTGTGATATCGCCCTGGTTGACTCTGACCTGATGCCGATCCGCAGAAGTGGCTTTGAGCACGGCGTGCAGACGATGATTAAGCGTGTTCACACCCTGCTGATCGAGTTTGAAAAGACGCTGGATAAGTCGTTTAACGCCTCAGACCTGAGCTTGGACAGCGTTGATGCAATCATCCGTCAGGGCTATATCGGTTCCCGCCTGGAGAGAGCGAAAGATAAGCGCATCAATGTTCTGCCTGTTATCGATCAGGCCGCAGCTGAACTCGCTGAAACCATCATGAAAGATGTTCGTGCGCTGCACCGTAATACCCACGACATTGACGTTGTGCTGGTTGTGGGCGGCGGTGCTAACTATATCGCCGGTAAACTGCCTGGCCTGACAGATCACACCGCTGACTGGCATGATGTGGTGGTTGTGCCAGATAACCCAGAAATGGCTATCGTGCGCGGCGTTCATATGGCGCTGACGGCTGCAGAAGAAGAAATCCGCGACGAAATCAGCGAAGCCGCCACCGTGAGTGATATTCGCAGCAGGACTGGCGATAAGGCGTAAATATGGGAAAAATACTGCGAATTGCGAGCCTGGAAGAAAGCGGCATTCTTAATAGCCACTTCCAGAAGGAATATGACAAGCTGCCGTCAAATGCTACCCGGCGCGCGTGTCTGCATTCGGTTGTGCGTTCAGGTCACGCTGCTGAATTGATGGGGCTTGCACCGATGATCGCCATGCTGGAGGCGAACTTAGGCCAGAAGTTCTTAAAAATGTCTAAACAGGAGCGTCTGCAGCGACTGCTGACGTTAATCAGCGCTGTTACGGGTGAAGATGTTCCTGTTGTGGCCCCTGCGCCAGCGCCTGCAGCAGCAGCAGCTGAACCGGTAACGCCACCAGCTGAACCAGCCCCTGTGACGCGCGTTTCTTCTGTACAGGAAGTGCCACCAGCGGCTGAACAACCCGCTGAGCCTGTGCCAGAAGCCAGCGAACTCCCTGTTATTACACGGGACGAGGAAACGAACTCAACCGAAAGGCTGGATAATCCGCCTAAACAGGTTCCGTCATCGTTAACCAAAGCCCGCAGGCTGCACCGCAGCGGTCAGAAGTAAGCAAATCAGCACCCCGTTCACATGAGCGGGGTGTTTTCCATCCTTCCCCGCATACATTTGTCCATCAGTTCCCTTGCCATCACGCATACAGAACGCTGCTCAATCTCTTTCGTCTGCCGGCGGTGTTTCGTGGCGCTGGCTACAATCAGCGAGTCGTAATCGATATCCGAACGTCCGCGTGCTTTGAAGATGTAGCCGTTTACCGCATCCAGCCTGTACTTACGGGGATAGGCTTCAGGATGTACCCGGCATTGTGCAAACGGAGAGCGGACAAAGGAGCGCAGGATATTAGAGACGATACCGGGGTTTACTGTTAAATGCGGGTATTCTGTTTCCACCAGCCTGGTTACTTCTGCAACCGTCATATAGCAGCGACGACGAATTAACAGATCGGCTATCTCAATACTGCTTACCTTTTTGTCCATGTAGCGCTCCGGTTGAATTAAAAACACGCTATTCTAAGGTTTGTCTAATCCGTACAAGTCTTAACGTCGTCGATTTTGGATTTTTTGACAGGGCTGGCGTGTTTTCAGGAGCAATCTGACTCGGATTTACAGATCCCTTTACTGGCTGGTGGTGCGGCATTACAGATTGGCTTTGGCTCTGCATTCCCTTACAGCGGCATAATTATCGCCCGAATCAGTACCATCATTTAATGCAGGTTTGGCGCTAATACGCACGATATCTGGAAGGGGTGTTTTAGAATCGCGGGCGTTTGTGGCGAATGCAGAGTACCGGATAGCGCTTACTATCCGGCATATTGTGGCCTGCCCGGGATCAGCGGTAGCTTTTCAGAAGGTGGCTGACTGTATTTGACCAGTTAGTTACGGTGTCACGGGCTAAGCGGTGAACGACCTGGCTGTAAAGGTTATCCGGTAATGGTTCCCCGGCTTCATCCTCAAACCGTAATCCTTCTGTCGTACCTGACTTACTCATATTCACACTGTAATCAAACTTGCCCGTTGCTCCGTACATGCCTATCTGTTGCTGAGCCTGCCAGGTAAAGCGCACGCCACACCCTTTCCTGAGCTCAAACACTACGGTCCCTTCCACCAGCATCACTGACTGCTTCTCACCTGTAGGCAGTGACTTATTGCGGCATGCCACTGATGTGACTTTGCAGTGATCCGCGCGCCAGCCCAGCAGTTCCAGCCCTTTGAGTTTTACCGTCTCCATTAAATCAGTCTCCAGTCGCTTGCCAGCAGATCGGCGGTTACGGGCGTCCAGTCAGCCGTTGTCAGCTGCTCGGTATTGGTCAGAACGAACTGAGGCATGCGCGTTACGGACGCCTGCGGATCGTGGTCAAAGAATCGCGCCGGCACGCCGTACATATCGGTGCCGTTCAGCGGGTGCCGTGTGGTGCCTCTGTTGAGGCGCAGATGCGTTCCCTCTCCCCACGCTTTACGTGCCACTTTTGCGCCGTCAGAGAGCCACACATGCGCGACGGCCATAGGCGCGCCCTCTTCCCTGAATTTCAGCATGCCCTCGTCTATCAGCTGTTCGCTGCGCAGGATCAGATCGTTCAGTTGCAGCATGGCCAGACAGGTAGCGTGATTAAGCGATTCCCCGCGGGCGGTCATGGTCAGTGCGCCTTTGCTCACCGTGGCTGACCAATCAGTTGCGGTCTGTGACTGGTGCGTTACCACAAAGCCCAGGTGCTCCAGAACGTTCAGCATCGCCATATAGTCGCCGGTATAGTTGCCTGCAGCGCCGGCAATCATGCCAATCATTCCGTTTATTTGTTGATCGTTCATCGTTTAGTAACCCCGTTTGCTTTTGCGCTTGTGGGCGCTCTGTCTGCGCTTCTGCGCGGTCAGCCGCTCACGTTCGCGGTGCTGATGCGCTTCTTCCATGCTGGTGGCCAGCCGCTGTATTCCTTCCTCGGCGGTCAGCTGCGGGCGCTCCGGCAGCTGCAGCGACCTGACCTGCAGCACGGGAACGGTTGGCGGCCGGCGCGCCAGCAAGGTGAGACTTCCCATTAATGCGCCCATCAGTGCGATCTTTTTCATGCTCTCTCTCTGTCGTGCAGGCGTGCAGAATCCCCGGCGATTGCCGGTGGTTAAAATTCACCTGATTAATTCCGGCGCCGGGTGCGCACGGGGATGTTCTGAGACCTGTCCCGGCGGCTGGCCGGGTGGCTATGTAGGCATTGTGCTGGCCGGATTTGAACCGGCGACCTTTCGCTTGTCCCTATCACCGCCCTGCAGGCCGAATAAAAGAGCGAACGCTGCTGCCGCTGAGCTACAACACAACGATAAAAGCCCGTCTGCCGGCGCTCTTACCTGTTGGCCTGTATCAGCTGGCCACCAGCTGCGCGATCAGCCATTTATGACCGGCAAACAATCCGGCATTCAGCAGCAGATGAAACATGACAAACTGCATCGCTCTGACTGTTTTGGTGTACATGCTGGTGTCCATACTGCTTAAACCCTGATTAGCTGACTGAATTGCTCTAATCATGCCTCAATTTTCTTGTCAGCGCTTATGCATGCGTATCTGTTATGCGTTGGTGGTGGCCGGTGCCATACCCGGCAAGTAACCTCTCAAGCGACTGGTCAACTCGGTTACTGGCGGCTTAAACCCCTATGCGTTGCGATTGATGAAGCGGGGGCCAGTCTTGCGATCGCAGCAGCAACTGCGAATGCACCACAACGGAAAGAGTACTGAGCGGCTAATGCGCTTTCCTGTTGGGGTGTCGTGCTATTTGCGGCGCTTTTTCTTCGCGTCGCTGCGACAGGCTTTGATAACCGTTTCAAAGCCGTAAATGACCACCAGCGTGTAAATGATGGTGAGGGCTGGATGCTCTGCAGCAAACGCTAAAAACGGCATATCGTGTCCTGTCTGTTAGGGATGCTGTCTCTTCCAGCTGTCAGAACTACTCGCCCCGGCGCTCAACCGGAAGATGACAGAAGTATGGCTGGATGACATTACGTGTTGACCGGATAACCTGTTAGCTTCAAAGGAATTAAAAGCCAGACTCCGCACTCACATATCCCAAGTGACCCACTTTCGACCACCAGCAGGGGGCGCTGGCTCCAATGCAACTGGTCTGTACTGAAACTGGCAGTGACGGCTGGATTTGAACCAGCGACCTTCCGTACTCCTGAGTTAAAGCCGGACGCTCATTCCTCTGAGCTACGTCACCATAAACGGGTTGCTGTGATCGGTTTCCGTTAGCGCGATTGTTCAATGAGGCGGGAGTGATACCCGCTTTGCCTTCGCAGCCCATCGCTGACTGCCGGCGTCGATTCGCCGGCAGGGCTTTCGCCCCGTGGATTGACTCCACAACTCCTACGGTGTGTTAAAGCAATCACCACAACGGTCGAGAGCACTGGCTAACCAGGCGCGTGGCGTCATCTGTCATTCACCACTCAATACTCTCGCCGTTGTGTGCTGGTCTTTCCCAGCTGCCACGAACTTTTTTTAGGTCTGCCGCTGACCTTGCCCTGCCACCAGCCAAATTAGCCAGTAAGCAGCGCGTCGCCTGGTGTTGACGTGTAGTGCATGGGGGGCTGGTGCCTCCAGCTGTCCGTTACGGAACCTACGGACGGGTGTAGAAGATTTTCATGACAGGAAAATATTATTCCGCCCCGCGTGCGCATAGCCGCATTCCCCCATTTGTGAGCGTGCTGCCAGAGGTAGTTTTACCCGTCGCCAGGCAGCAAGAGGATGCCAGCACGCTCACAAATGGCGATCCCTTACGGGGATCAGACGGGAACCTGTTTAAGCCTCACGGGGCGTTCTATGCGCGGGGTAGTCCAAAACCGCGTTCACTGCCGTGACAGGAGGGGCTACATGCCGTTCACCCTACTCATAACACGCCCGGAAAAGGTAATAACCGGGAGCGGCCCGTTACGAACTGATGCAGGCTGGCGGAATCGAACCGCCGACAATGAAACACTCTACCGACTGAGCTAAGCCTGCTGAATTGGTGCCGGTGCATACCCGGCTCGGACACTTAGGCATCTGGTCAACCTGTCCGCTTGCGTAAACAACAGGGAAGGAACCACCCCTGCCAGATTTGCATTGCGTCTGCCTCGCTGCTGAATCCTCTCTCCGATTCAGCCGTGAGCACACGTCATGCACTCACGGTTAAACCTGAAAAAAAAGCCCGAAAACTATCGGGCATAAAGCCACCTCATACAGCGCAAAAATCACTCGGAAATGAGCTTTGCGCTGTAAAAAATTGCGGATTAAACAATGGGTTAATGCTTAATCCGCGAAATACCAATTCAGATAACTTTCAACGATTATGGGCGTTGCCAGCGGGTAGGAATGTACACAATGAGGAGATCTGAATCAATGAAAATCTAAGATATCTCTTAGATTTTCATATTTATTAGCGGCGGGTAATTACGTCACGTTAGCGACGTTTCAGGTTGTTATTTTTGATAGGTTCAATATCACCATTGGATTTTGCCCAGGTGATGCACCAGCTGTTAACCGCAGCGCGGATCTCGTCTACCGTGGCCTCACTTAGCCCTTTGACCTTCACCAGTTCCGGCGGCAGCTCACCGCCCACCGCTGCCACGGTGTCATAACCGGCTTTGACCAGCGCGTTAAGCGCACGCGCAGGGATAGCCAGCTCGGAGACCGGCGCGGCCTTACCGTCAGTGATGCGCTTGTGGAGTCGTGGGAAGTCCAGCGCCAGGCGGGTCATGATGCGCTCATGCAGTTCATCGTTGATGGCTGTGTCCCACATAGGGAGTAAATCAGGCAGGATGCGGAATACCGGATTACCCCATATACCCGGCACAACATCCATTGCCAGCATCATCGCCGTGCGGATCTGATAGTGGAAATTTGCTGTTTCAATGGACACGTCACGGATGCCATGAAATACGCTGAGCCCGAAGTGGTAATTGTAGATATAACAGCCCACGTCGCCGCTGCCGTCCGGCAGCTGCAGGAGGAATTGCGCCACGTCTTCCTGCCCGTCGTGAAACTCCACGCGCTCTTTCAAATGATTGTGCGAGGCAGTGAGTTTAATGAGATCGTTGGCCGTCTCACCGCGCAGGCGGCGCTCTTTGCCTACTTCTTTATCTGCAATATTCAGCTTCTGCTGCAGTTCCTGTATCAGTGCGCTCTGTTTTTTGCGATCGGCGCGGTGCTGAGAAATGGTTTTGTCGCGCTCCTGCAGATCCGCCGCCAGGCGTTCAGGATTCTTGCGGCGGTAGTGTGCAAATTCCTGATTCAGAGTGGTCAGCGCCAGCTGCGCGGTAACCAGCGCATCTGAGTTGCGATCACGGTCGTTTTCAGCATTGATAGCGCGATTTTCGGCCTCACCTTCACGAATACGGGCTTCCTGAATGGCTTCATCAGCGGTGTTCTTCGCCTCAAGGCGAATCTGAGCTATCTCTGCAGCCAGTACGGAATGGCTGTCCAGCTCCTGCTGTACGTGCTCCAGCGCCTCTGCCAGCACGTTATAGGTATCAGCTTCGTGATTAAGGCGCAGGTTGATATCAATCTGCACCTGCTCCAGCGCGGACAGGCAGTTATCCAGCAGGCGTTTTTCAAGATCGTCGAGTTTCAGGCGCTTGCGCATAGAACTCAGTTGGCCATAGGCCGTTACAAACGTCTGGTGAAGTACTTCATCGTCAACGGGGCATTCAGGAAGTTGCTGCAGCTGCTGGAGAACATTTTGAGAAGTCATGATTGGTTTCAGGTCCGCTGTAAATTTGCGGCAGATGATAACCTGAAATTAACCACTGTCTAAGAATTTTCTTAGATTTTATTTATATAAAAAGAAGGGCGGAATTGGTGGCAAAGCAGAGCGCCCTGCCACCAGCAGGAATTACACCAGTTTGAGCGCCACCAGCACGCCTGCTACAGCAACGGCCATCATCAGCATATGCAGCAGCACGGACGGCGCTTTGATCTCTCCGCTTTCATACTCTGCCTGCGACATACGCCCCAGGTAACTGTGTGAGACCAGAACGGCGTTTTCATCAAAGCCCAGCTGCAGGCGCACGTCCTGCAATGTCGGGCGCGTAACCTGACGCGAGACAAGCTGTACCACGCCTGAGCGCATCTTACCGTTATCACCCATATAGCAGATCGAATGGTAGTGGAGCTGTGTATTACGCCCGATCACTGAATGGCCACCCAGTCATGAACACGCATATCATCCACACTCAGGCAGTGGATTTCTTCACCGCCATCAGGGCGAGTCAGCCGCAGCACGTCGTCGCCTTCATGCTCCTGCTCCAGTGACACGAAAAACCCCGCTGGCCAAGCCTCGCGGCGCATCAGAAGTTCGGGATCTTCTTTCATCTGAAGCAACGCCTGACTGTGACAGCACGCAATGGCACCGATACCAATTTTCCCCAAACCTTCGATCTGTGCCACCGTCATGCGTGCTCGTCCTTCTGTAAATGATTTTCGTAAGATATAGCCGATACCTTTAACGCCACCGTAGTAGTTCAGCTGGCGATTGTTCATGCCGCATCGCGCCATGAGTTCCTTTTTCGGTACCCCGAACATGCCTGTTTCCAGTGCCAGTTCGGCAAATACTGCGAGCCCCAGCCCTAAGTTGCTGCGCGTCTTAGCGCGTCGCGCATAGTGTTCAAACGTGGGGCATCCGGAAAAAAAGTCCGCGTCAAAAAGCACTTATTCGCTCCAGAATCCGTCGTTTTCGTGCGCGGGCATTACTCCGCCTGCTTCAAGTGCTGCGTACTGCTCTGTCACCCTGATCGTCTCTTCCGGTGAAAATGATAAAAGGACGTAAAAGCCCTGCGCTTTAAGGCGCTGCATCCACTCTATCTGCTTCTCAGAAGGCATGCGCTTACCATGTTTTTGCTCTATGCGCATACCGTGATAGACACCAGATGGCATTTCCAGACACATATCAGGAACGCCACGCTTTGCCCCTTCTGCCTCAATCGCTGCAGCGGTTTTTTTTAGGCGGAATCCTCCGTTGGGTACGGCGTACAGGTGATCATAAATAACCCTGTTATTGCGGTGAAAATGGTCAAAAATACGAACCTGGTCGTAATGCTCTTTTTTGCCTGCCAGCAGGTCGGGGTTTTTAACGAGTGCGGCTAACGCTTTTGCGTGAACCGATACTTCTGTCAGTGCGGTTAACCAGGCGGACGCTTTGACGGATTTTACCGACGCGACACCCTCAGCTTTATCTGCTGGTTTACTGCGTGTTTTAGGTTTTTTCTTGTAGGAGTGAAACCACTCTTCACTGAAGCGCATATCCGGAATTGTCAGCCGATGATTAAGTATTCTAAAAGATGGATTTGCGTCGGGGGGTATTTTTAACGCTGGGACGGGAAAAAACAAGCCTGTAATTGGCATCTTTCAAAGATAATGATTACAGGCCTTTATCACATTACTGGTGTGCCATCCACATCAGCATGAGGCAGCAGACGATGCCAATTGTGCTAAAACAAAGCGTGAGGAATTTGCCGATCGTATTAGTAATAGCGTCAGTGTTGACGTCATTTCCTTTGATTGAAGTGGTATTAACAAAGTCACGCTGTGCAAAATTTTTCATGCTATATTCTCTTCGTTATGTGCAGAGATGACGTCGCCAAACACAGTCTCTGCAGGTAAAAAAAAGCCCGGCCATCTGGTCGGGCTTTTTTCATGCTTACCGCCTGAGCGGATATGCAAAATCTAAGCTGTTTATAGTTTTCAGTCAACAAATATCAAAAGTTTTTGTCACTTTTCAGCTGTGGCGCGGCCTCAGCCTCTTCTTTAAGGCGTTTTAACGCATCGTCCAGGGCTATCAGCCAGCTGGCTTTATCCAGATGACGTATTCTTTCTATCCGGTATTTTGTATACGGATTAAGCACCCATACCCATCGCTTATCATCCTGGCGATCGCGCAACGTAAATACCCCGCTCGGGTGATAAAATTGCAGCTCTGCACCGGCAGCACTGGCGTAGGCCTCTAATTCCTCCAGTTTTAAATATTTATTTTCTCGTGCCACGGTGTCTCCTAAAGTCTTCTTTTTTCTATGGACTCGTCATAGCTGACGTATAAATACGGCTCCGTATCGTCCGCTGATAACATAACGGGCAGCAGGTGGTTTGCACTGTATACCGCGTCGTTCTCCGTGCGATCGTCAGCGTACAGGTGCGCTGCTACTACCGTCAGGGCTGGCCGGGAGAGCGAGTATATTTCGGCAACGTCACTTTCGACTACCTGCCCGAATTTAGTAATAGCACTTTCCAGTAAAAGTAGCTTGATTGCAGGCCACCACGGGCCAAACGCGCGATACGCAAAGCGCGCGCTGCTGACGCGCTTCACAACGTTTTCCAGGTAGTATGCGACAAACGCCTCTTCGGTACGTCCGTCCAGGGCAAGCGGCAGCAGGCTTTCTATGTAGGTCTCGGTTGGCTTAATGGTATCAATCAGTGTCGTCATGTGTGACGGCCCTTTCGGGCCGCTCCTGTGTTATGCGTTTTCGATATCCGCGCGCAGCGCATCGAGATCGTGTGAGGAAGGGATAAGCCATGCAGGCTGTGTGAACTCGTTCCCGGCTACCGGATCGGCTTCAAAGTTCCAGAATTTCGCGCCGTACTTCTCTTTCATCAGGTCGCGCACCGCTTTGCGCTTGAGCACCGGCTTATCGCTGGTGTCCGTGAGCACGTAGGCGCCGCCGGCCGGGAAGTCGATTTTAAAGGTGCGGTTCTTCCACTTGCGCGAGGCCACCAGCTCCTGCTCGTTTTTCAGCACCTGGAAACCGGACGCCTGTTTCTGCGCCTGCTCAGCCCGCACGGCGGTTGCCGCTGTGGTGGCCGCAAGGTTCGCTGACGCGCGGCGCTCTGCCAGTTCTTCAGGCGAGAGTTTGCCGGTCATCAGCGCTTTATAGTCCGTCCACGTCGGCGCGTGATCCCGATATCCGCCCTCTTCCATCTGCTCCAGGAAGGTATAAAGACCGCCCACCAGCGCCTTAACCGTCCGGGAGGACAGGAAGGTTTCAGCCGTCACGTCTGATTCGCTCAGATCGCCCAGAGCCACGCTGGCGCGCAGGAACTGCGCCGCAGGCGACTCGGTAACGTTGGCCGCGTTATCAATATCGCCCATCGCTTCGTAGCGCGTTTTGTCCAGCACCGTGGCAATGGTCGCCTGGATGCTTTCCGGGGTGTACTGGCGGAACTGCTCCAGCGCTGCAGCAGCGTACTGATCAGCCAGCGCTCTGACGGCTTTAACCTTGCCTTGCCCCATCCCGTCGCGCAGCTGGTTAAACATCGCCTCGTACTCGTTGCTGTTGGAAAAGCCCGTCATGGCATTACGGAACTGACGGATGCTGATGCTGTTGCTCCAGAAAAAGCTGTCCTGGCTGGTGCCTAAGAAGTAAGCCTTTGCCTCAGCGTCCGTTGCGCCGGTCACTTTGCGCCCCTGTGCGTCGCCTGCCTCAAACTCCGCTACCAGCTGGCTGAACACCTTAACGACGTCCTCCATGTCCGCCTGCTCGCCGTAGCCCTGCATCGCCGCATTGTAGTTTCCGCCAAATACAGCTTTGAATACGGCCTGCACTGAATACAGGTTTTTGGTCAGGCTGTACTGATACAGCTCGCGCTTCAGCTGCTCGTCGCCGTGATCCGGATAGAGCCAGTCCTCTGCTTTGATGCTGTCCCGGACGGTAATGCCCGCGTGGATATATTCATGCTTAAGCTCGCCGGCCGCATCGCGGTACATCCAGGCGTCTGCCTTCACATTCATCACGCCGGCGCGTATCGCCACATAGAAGTCCGCGCGGCTCAGCGTGTCGGCCAGCGAGACCGGATCGATACCTCTTGCCGCCTTCTGCAGCGCTTTTGCCTGGTCAGTCGTGATTTCCACGCGATCGCCAACCAGATCCGACGGCATTTCCGCGAATCCGCCAATGTCCGGCCTGGTATAACAGCGAAGCGGCTTGTGGATCAGCTCAACCTCAACCGTGCCTTTTTCCGGGAAGAATTTGCGGATCTGGAAAACGCCCTTTTCCTGCTTATCGTCATCCATCCAGATTTCATAGCACGCCCCGATGCGCACCAGCTGCCCGCCGGCCAGCTTCATGTACTGCTCTGGCGCGCGCAGCACGTCCGGGTCGACTTCCAGCGCGCCGGACAGAATGGCACGCTCAACCTCACCGCGTGAGCGCTTAATGGTGTTGGCGGCGCTTTTAGAGCGCGTCAGCGCCTTGCGTGCGCCGTTCAGCTCCTGCTCCAGCTTCTTCTGCTTCGCCAGGCCTTCTTTAAGTGCCGCACGCGCGTTGCGGCGGTCCTGCCCGCGCCAGTTGTCCGCAGACCGCTTGCCGTCTCTTTCGAGCTCAATGTTATAAGCCGTTTCGGCGTCTGTGACGTCTGCACGCAGCCCGTCAATGCTGCCGTTGATTTCGTCAAAAGCGGCTGACAGGTCAGTGATATTCGCTTCCAGTACCTCTGTCGGCGTGGCAGCGGCAACGCTCGCTTTCAGGTAAATGTCCAATGAGGCGGCGGCTTCGCGCTCAGCCTGCTGGCGCTCTGCTTCGCGTTTTGCCTTCAGCTGTGCGTCCACGCGTGCGCGGCGTTCTTCCGGGTTTGCGGCCAGCAGCAGGCTCTGCTCCTCTTTGGATTCCACATCGCCGTTTTTCATGCTGGACACGTCAGACTTCATGACGTCATTGATCCAGTTTTTCTTGCGCTGCAGCGTCTCCAGGCGGAACTCGTCAAACGAACCCTTACCGCAGTAGTAATGCACGCGCATGCTGTCGCGCTCCGAGCCCACGCGGGCGCCGCGCCCGTTGCGCTGGTCAATACTGGCCGGCGTCCAGGGCAGCGTAAGATGGTGCGTATCAGCGGTGCCTTTGTGCAGGTTGATCCCCACTTCGGCTTTTTTGTTGCAGATGATGATCGGCGTGCGGCCTTCGTTGTAGTCGGCGGCGATCCCCTCCATCCCGGCAAGCGAGGCGTCATTCAGCGCGGCCTGATAGTCCTCATAGCGCGCCAGCTCCTGATAGTACTTATCCCACGCGCCCTCCTTAAAGCTGCCGTCCGCTTTCTCCACCGGCTCCACCGGCTTCTTCACGGGCTTAACCTTCACGCCAGATGCTTTCGCTACCGTTGTGGCGTTGATGATGCCTATCTGCTGCTCCTGCAGGCCCAGGGCGCTTGCGATGATGCGGCGCAGTTTGTTGTGCTGCGTCTTTTCATCCATGAAGATGATCTGCTTACCGTCCGGCAGGCCAGCTTTGAGGTTTTCTATCAGCGCGGCGTACTTCGGCGGGACCGGGTGCGAGACGTGCTGCATATCAATGCCGGCGGCAGCGATCGCGTCCAGCACCTGCTGCTCCAGCGTGTCGCTTACCACCAGCTCCACGACGCCCCCGCGGTTCTTCAGCATGGTTTTGACAACCTTGCTGGTGCGCGTGTCGGTCAGGCCGCTCTCTGCGTCCTCTGCTACTTCTTCTTCGTCGCCCGCCAGCTGCACGCCGCCCGCTTCGCCCGGGAGCGCGCGTGCAACCTGCTTCACCTTTTCAAGATCCTCTTCGCGGAAGCGGAACGTGATAGCGGAGCGATACAGATCCGGGTCAATCACCACCTTATCCATGTCGCGGATCACGGAGAAAATGAAGTCATCATCGTTCTGCACGATGGACATGGTGCCGTCGCCGTTATCCTGCACGCTCTCTTTCTGCCCGATGCGGCTGGCGCGCACGCGCAGCTCCTCATAGAGCGCCTGCTGATCGCGCGTCATCGGCACGCCCACGGTTTTCTCGTCCAGGCCGGGGATTTTCACGCTGTCTTTCACGTCAGCAGCAGATTTAAGCGTCGTCCAGCGGTGGAAGATGCCGCGCAGGCCATCAAGGTTTTTAAAGCCCACCAGCCCCTGCTTATCCTCGAGCTCGCCGGAAATTTTCTGCACGGTTACGGTGTCGGTTTCCCCGAACACCCGCACAAAGTCATCCGGCGTCAGAATCCCCATCGCCTTCCACTCTTCCAGCGACACAACGTGAGAGAGCATGTTGAATGCGTCGATCGGAGAGTTAACCAGCGGCGTTGCGGTCAGCATCACCACCCCGCGCCCGTTGTACTTTTTCATCATGTACTGGCTTTTCACGGCCATATCTCGGGCTGTTTTGGAGACGGACGGATTAGGCAGGTAAGCCAGCTGGCCAGCTTCACGGCCGGCGCTGTGCGAGTTGCGGTAGTTATGGCCTTCGTCTGCGATTACGCTGTCAAAGTGCATATCTTCAAAGTAGGGGATCTGGCTCTTTTTCTTCGTGCCGGTATCGGCGGCTTTATCACGGAGTTTGTTGCGGGACGTGGCGGCGCGGTGCGTGGACTTCATCAGATCCGTGCGGCCATTCTCAATCTGGTTAAAGACTGCCTGGCTGGAGTTCTCTTCAATCGTCTCCGGGCGCATCGGGATATCGCCAAACTGCTCTTTGGTCATCACCACGGCGCGGTAGTTGGAGACCGGGATCATGTTCATGCGCTCAAGCACGGTCGCGGCAGCGGACTCTTTTACCACGTTGCGCATGACCGGCTGGCCATCTTTGTCCAGCTTAGGCTCGTTGTTTTCGTCGCGCTCCGGCGCCTGCATGATCTGGCCATCATCGCCGCGCACTTCGTCCAGGCCAACAAACAGGATTTTCTCAAACGCCTCGGCGCTGTAGAAACCGTGGGCTTCGTGATACCAGTTCTGCAGCACGGCTTTAGGCACGACGTACACGGTACGCTTGCTCCGCCCCACCTCGTAGTTATAGGCCTCCAGCGCCAGCGCGGTTGTGGTTTTACCCAGCCCGGTACCGAATCCCATAATGCCCCGGCCATCTTCCGACAGGCGGCGCACTTCGGCGTTCTGGTAGCTCAGCGGAATGCGCTTGCCGCTGATCTGCTGCAGCTGCAGGGACGAGGACGAATGCTCAAACGGCACGTAGCCGTTAAACGCGTCGTTGTAGTCGCTGACAACCGATTCAACGTCCGGATGCGTGCGCAGCCAGTGGTTAAACTGTGCCTCCAGGCCGCTGATGCGCTTCAGATAGACGTTAGCGTTCACGCCGCGCGGCTTCACGCCGTTCAGGTAGTTTTCCAGCTGGTTGTAGAAGCCGTCTTTGTAGCTGGCGCGCTTAAATTCAGTCACGCCACCTTTGCCGGTGACGGAGCGCACCTGATAGCCGGAAAATACGCCGTCTTTCCCCGCGTAGTTGTCCTCCGCGGTCAGGTAGCCGTTTTCGTTTTCCAGATCCTGCGTGTACTTAAAGTCGTCAAAGCCCTGGTCAATCAGGAACTCTTTAATCAGCCGGCGATCCAGCCAGCGTGCGTTAAGGTTGACCGTAATATCTTCAATCGGCGTATGGTTGCGCTTCTCGTTGATCGTTTCCAGCTGGCGAACGTAGTTAGCCTTAACCGGCCCGTCCGGCGCGTCGTTAATCAGCGCCGCCAGGCGGGACACCTTGCCGCGCACGTTGCCGGTTGTAGCGCGCGCCAGCGGCATAATGTTGCCGTTACCGTCGAGCGCAATCTCCGGGAAGGTCGCCAGGTGCGCCAGTAACGCCTCGTCATCTTCCGGCAGTTCGCCTTTAAACGCGGCGCGGAAAGCGGCCAGTGCCACCGGTACCAGATCCACATCGCTGAAAAGGTGCGATACCACCTGCTCCGGACTGGCAAAGTCCACCGCCACCGCCTCGCTGCGGTCAATGGTTCCGTTCAGCAGCGCGGACAAATCCCCTTCGCGGCTGACGTTGGCCTGAAAACTCAGCCAGCCTTTGGCGCTCGCATCAGAGAGACCGGCCAGCTTCAGGCCTTTCGGCGTGCCGTACTGCCCGACTTCTTCACTCACCAGGCGCGCGGCGTCAGCAATAATGCCGCTGGCGTCGCCGCCCAGCATCTGCGTATCGAGCGCGTCGTTGATGCGCAGGCCGATGATCGACGCGCGCATCACGCGCCAGCGATGCCCCGGCTTCTGCTGCATCGCAAAGCGAATGGCCGCGTGAATGCGATCGTCAAACAGCTGCGGGTATTCCACGCTGGCCGCGTACAGGGCGCGGCTGTCCAGCGAGAGCATGCCGTTAATCGTGCGCGTTTTCGTCTGCAGGTCGCCAAACGTGGCGGCACCGAACCGCTCCGCGTCGATCCCGCTCGAAGCCGTGGTGGAATCTTTAATAAACCGCGTGCCATCGTAGGTGTGCCAGACGCCGGCCATCAGCCGCTTATCACCCTCTACCGGCGACTGCCAGACCGCAGCAGGCGTACCCAGCCGATCCCAGTCGATGCGGCTGTCAAAGCGACGCGACAGCGCGGCTTTCATCGCCTCATTGGTCAGCTGGCCATCTTTTTTGACCACCAGGATGTTATTGAAGTCAGATCGCTCGGTTTCGCCGTGAACGTAGCGCCGCCCCTCGGTTTCAAACCACTTGCCGCGGATAAACGTTGGCCACAGCACGCTTGCTGCCTCAAGCGACTGTTCATCGCTGTCATGCACCAGCTGCGTCAGCGCCTCGGTGTGCTTTCGCAGCACCCACACATCCACCACCGTGGCGGTACCGCTCTCGGCAAACGTGCCGGACGGCATGCGGTGCGCGCCCAGGAACTCCGCCACGCGGGAGACGCGATCGCGCAGCTTCTTGTTGGCGCCGCCGCCGTCGGTCATGCCGTTTGGCACCACCAGCACCACCAGCCCGCCGTATTTCACCTTGTCGATGGTGCGCATCACGAAGTAATGCCCGACGTTGGTTTCATCCCGGTAGGCCGGGTCGAGCTCGGCAAAGCCCGTGCGCGAGTCGCCAAACGGCACGTTGCCGACAGCGTGGTCATAGCTGTTGTCCGGTACTGACGCGGCCAGCTTCTCAAACGCGCCCATGCGCACGTCATCTTCCGGGTGCAGCAGCTGGTTAATGCGTCCTGACGTGTCGGAGATCTCCGCGGACGTCATCATTGCGCCGGCGGGCTTGGTTTCCTGAAAAACGCCCGTGCCGGCGGACGGCTCCAGCATGTGACCGCCGGTAATGCCGTAGTCCGCAAACAGATCCCATATTCCCTCCGCCATAAACGGCGGGGTGTAATATTCATACTGGCTGCCGCCGCCGCCCTCCAGACCGCCCTCACCGCTGTACCCGGCCAGAATCCGGCGCTGTTCATCGGTGAGTTTGTTCCCGTCAAAACCCGCCGGCAGCGAGTTAAGCAGGCTGACAGCATTATCATTAGCGGCGCGGCGTTCGCGCTGCAGGCTCACCCCTTCCCGTTTTGTCACGCCAAACGCCACAACCGTTCGCTGTTTGTGCAGGCGCATGACCAGGCGGATCAAGTCCTCAACGGACCCGGCTTCCTGGACCGCCCTGTTTTCTCTTTTTTCCACTGTGTGAATTTTCCCCGGATTGCATAAAGCGGTTATGGTTATATAAATTCTAAGGGTTTGTAAAAAGGACACTATACATTGGCTAAAAGAAACAAGGCGCTTTCTGTAATCGGCGCACTCAGGCAGGCATTCAGAGGCTCAACCAACGACGCGCCTGACTCACTCGCGTGGACTAACGGACAAAACGTTGTGGTGTCCCGATCCGGGCTGGCAGCACTGGCGTATCAGGAAGGTAAGGCAGGTGAAATGACCACGGCCGGCGACAGCCTGTACCTCGGCGCAGAGCTGCCGCTGGACCGGCTGCAGCGCTACGCCATTCTTGAGGAAATGGCTAACAGTCCAACCTGCTCCGCCGCGCTGAATATCCACATTGGCCACGCGCTCGCGCCGGACAAAAAGACCGGGCTGGCGTTCTGCATTGCCCCGGTTGACCCGTCGGACAAAGAAGGCGCGGCGCGCGCAAAAGAGCTGCAGGATGATTTAGGGGCGATGATCAATAAACATTTGCCATCGCTGGCTATGACTATGGCGATTTTTGGCGTCTCCTACGTGCGTCCTTATGCCCGGACCGGCAGCGGGATCACCAGCCTGGAAAACAGCTATTACTCGCTGCCCTACTTTGTGCAGGAGTTTTATAAGGGCGATCAGCTGGTGGGGTTCGGCGGGGATTACGTGCTGTCACCCGATACGCATACGCGCACGCTTTCCTCGCCGTGGTCTCTGGTACCCATGAAAAACCCGTACTGGACACCCACGCGTAACGTGCAGCCGGTCACGTCCGGCAACCGGGGCTATTCGCTGCTGACTGAGGAGGAGGATAAGGAAATCGCGGAGACGCAGAACTACGGAACCAGCTTTCTCGCGCACGCCTATGAGCCGTTCCTCAACCTGACGGGCGCACTGAATGCGCTGAAAGCCACGCGCTACAACGCCGCCAAAATTGACCGCCTGATTGCGCTCACCACCAACTCACTCGATCCGGTTGTGGGCGCCAACTACACCCGAACCGTATCGCAGACGCTCAAACGCCACGGCGAGGCGTTGCAGAAAAAAGCGGTGAACGGGAACACCATGCCAACCGTGATGAACCATGTGATCCCGGTTATGGGGGATGGCAAAAACGGGATCACGATTGATACGCAGTCGATACCCGCGGACATTACCGGCATTGAGGACGTGATGTTTCACCTGCGCCAGCTGTGCGCCGCGCTCGGGATTGATTCAACGATGCTGGGCTGGGCGGATCAGATGGCAGGCGGGCTGGGGGAAGGTGGCTGGATTCAGACGGCCATTCAGGCGGCGCTGCGGGCGCAGTGGCTCCGCCAGGGCGCGCAGGAGATGATTTACCGGCTTATAGATATTCACCTGGCGTTTAAATACGGCAAGGTATATCCGGAGAATGACCGGCCCTACGTGGTACAGTTTAACTCCATGAACACGGCGATTCAGGAAGAAGAAAGCCGTGAAATGGACGCCCGCGCCAACTTTATTACGCTCATGGTGCAGGTCATGGACGCGCTGCAGGCCAACAACAAGCTGGCGGAGAATGACACGTTCATGCGCTACCTGTTCAGCGATCAGCTGAAAATGGACGACGGAACGCTGGATAAGATGCTGGCGGAGTTCAGCAAAAGCCGTGACAAGGCCGATGCGCAGGAGGATGACGCCGGCAGCATGATGAACGAGTCAGCGCCTGACGGCGACGATCCGGCCAACTGGACGCATGAGGAGCTGGTGGCGTTTGCCCGATATGTTGTCAGACCGGAAAGTTAATTTCCGGAAAACCAAAAAGGCCGCACACAAATTTACAGGGGAGTGTGCGGCTTGATGAAACCAGTCATCTAAAGCAGATATAAAAACTGAAGGAAAATATATCTGCGCTCCGGGATGATTAATTGCCCTGTCTTTAATTGTTATCCAGATGCTTTACTGCCCTAAATATCTTTTTTTCAGCAGGTTTTTTAGGTTTCTTCGGGGTGTTAAGTACCAGGTATTCTTGCTGTCCTTCTTTTTCATCCGGCCTGGTAATACAGAACGGACAAACCTTCACGCCCGAAAAGTGCATAGAGGCTACGGTCAGTGCCTGATTAAGCGTATAGCAGGTGCCAATGAACGTTCGTTCTTCAAGTGAAGGCAGCTGCGGGCAGTCTATCCGGTGTAGGAGCAACCCGGATGGAAAATGATCACTGACAAAATATTTCATAGCCTTATACATACTTCATCCTCTTGCTGTGTGCATAAAACTTCCATGTTAGATATGAAACTTTTCAGCGTAAATCTACGCTAAAGAGCTTACGCAAATGTTATGTGATGTTTATTTAATTTCATCAACACATTAACTAATTTGCGTTAAGAGAAACTAACATCATAAATTAAATTTAAAAAAGAACTTTTTAAAAAACTAAATTAATCTTTAGTAAGTCCAAATCAAATTATGAATGTCACATTCAGTGGCTCAATTTTTGTAAGTACATGATATTTACCGATTCGCTTACATATGCTGAACTGCACAAAGTTGCACCATTAAGAAAACGTCCGTTAAAAAAAACCATGACTTTCTGAGTGAATTTTTTTCATGTAACGCTAGCACATAATTTGCTCAGTATTTCTGACAATAAACCTGGTTTATGCTCAGAATATTTGCCGTTTCGCTTTGCCATGACAATGTTGATAATCTATCTTCGCAACCATTCATAATCTAACTAACTACGTGGTCAGACCATCTGATTAGATAAATTTTTCACTTATGCAGTCAGTCTGAGAGCGCGATAACCTGCCAGTCAGCAGAAAGCATATCTTCAGGTGATGGACAGTAGAAATTCAGTGTCCCGATGTCATTCATGAAAACGTACTGAATCTGATCGTCAGCATCAGGCAGTATGGATACGTGGTTAGCCGTATCGCCCCACTTTGCACGGCGGCAAATGGCGTCACTATTCTGACTGATTGTTAACATGGCAGAAGCGAAAGTGTGCGCTGCAGGGGATGGCGCGCGAGGGATATCAGACATGGTGTGCTCCCTGTGCTTAAAGAAGCGTCACTACAGGAGGTTCCAATCTCCGGGTGGTGACGTTGACAGGGTTGGAACTACCGGCGCACAAGAAAACCGGCCTACCCGAAGGTAGCCCCACCAACGCCACCATAGATACGCCCGGAATGATCCGGACGTGGTAGCGCCGAAGGCACTATGTGCCAGCTCTCATGCTTTTTCAGGGTTCCAATCCCGACCGCTGTTTTGCAGCGGCGCGCACACTATATCCGCCGCACTGATAAATTCAATATGTCTAATGTGAAATTATCCACTGGTCATTAGATCCACGCATGGATCAAGAAAAGTTACCTACGCAAATTACAACCGTCCTACCATCAGTCCGCGCTGACAACCGCCAGCGCTGCCGCCGCTTTGCGGGGCATCCATTGAAGTTATGAGGACAATATGAAAGCACTCCGCACGGTAACGGATCGTTTTTCACTCATTGATAAAATTCGTCGTTTCACGCCGCAAAATGATCGCAACTACCTGCTGCGCTCGGTCCGGGAAACGTTCAGCAGCCCGGAAACGCAGGAACGTATTCAGCTGGGGGAAATGTTCGGCTACTACGGCCACGGGCGACGCGCCGCCTACTATGCGAAAACCGGACGGCTGAACCTGCCGGAATTTGCCGTTGTCATGGTGGATGGTAAGCCGGTGACGATCGAAAACGTGCCTTCAAACCGGACGCTTGAAGTGAGCGTTGATGATAACGGAGTCGTCACTCACGTTCAGGAGATTCTGGACACCGATCCGGGCAACATCGTTGACGGCATGAGCCGTTCCCGCGCCGGTGGCTGGTCATGGGCGACCGGCGGCGATGATAGCGCGGTCTCCAGAGTCAACAGCCTTCACGGCTTTGATTACGTGACTTTCCCTAACTACATCAGCCTGGATAACGCCTCAGCAATGCTGGAGTCCGCCAGCGATCGTGAAAGTATGATTTGCGCAGGGCTGGTGGAAAAAGGGTATTCGGAGAATCAGGCAGCGGACATTTTTCAGCACTTTGAAAGTATGCGCGGCCAGGCGGCAATGTTTGAGTCGGGAGACGCGTCACTGCTGGAATCGGCGCTACACATTGAGCACGGCAAGCGGCTGGAGCTGGAGGATCGGCTGCGCAGCGCCAACCTGATGATTGAGAGCGCCGGCAACGTGGCAAAGTCCCGTCGTAAAATTATGAAAGAGGCGCTGGCCAACATGCCGCTGTTTTTCAGTAAAGAGCAGACTGCTGCGCTGTGCCGGATGGACACGCCGGAAGATGCGATGATTGTTGCGTCCATGCTGGAATCTATCGGAGCAAAAGCAACTGCTTCACTGCCTATGGGCGCAGGAAAACAGCATGCTCTGCCGCAAAAAAAGAGTATGACTGCAGAAGAAGGACCGCTTTTCTGGATTACAACAGGGAAATAAATTAGGGAGGAGATACCGCGCCCGGTGAAGGGCGCGGTTATGGTTTCTCTAAAATTAAGAAAAACCTTAATCTTGATCCTTAAGCTGATCAAGTTTATTATCCGCGCTCTGACCAAGCCGGCAAGCCTGGTCAGAACAAAAAAAAATCGCCTGCTGGTAACAGTCGATTTTTCTACAACTTTATGTGGTTAGCGCCACAACGGCATTGCGCCGTACAACAAAACGATAAACAACAACCTGCTCACTTACAGGAAGGTAAATCAATGGAAATATCCATTCACAGGGAAAGAGATAACCAGGAACGATTAACCATTCACAGGGAAGGAAATAACCAGTGAAGATAGTAGCTAAAAACGCCGATCACGGCAACTCTTTTCCCTTGCATTGCTTAGATAATAAGCAAAATCCTGTACGAATTACCGGGTATGATTTTACCCACGTTATTGAGCTTTCACCTCTTCCAAAATCCCTCACTCGCGTACTGAAATTCGCGTGTAATTTGGCGTGCTCTACGTCCAGATTTGAGATCATCAAATCCCTCAGCACTTTGGCAGAGGAAGCAGGCGTGAGCATTTCTACCGTTCAGCGCGCTTATCGCCTGGCGGTTAAACTCGGCATCCTTACTCATGAGGAGCAGCGCTGCAAAAACAACCACAAGTGGAGTAAGCCCAGCAAGTACACGTTCACCAGCAAAGCGCTGGCTTTTGTACAGGCGAGTCTGGCTGAACTGAAAGCGGCTAATCTTCAGCCTGCGGGGCGTCAGAGCCTCGTCCGGAGAATCGTTGCTGACACCTTCTCAAAATTAAATTTCACCCTCGCTACCCCTGGTCAGAATGAACAGGCTACCCCTGGTCAAAATGACCAACAAGAAGTAAGAGATCTCTCCAGAACAAGAGAAACACAATACAGTGAGTCAGCAATTTCGGAATCGAAAGAGATTGCGTCAGAGCCATCAGCGCCAGAGAAAAAATTCGGGATTTATCAGGAGTCACTGCAAAGCCTGGCAGCAGGATCAGCAGCAGCAGACAAAGAGCGCCGCGCAGAGGCATACCAGCGCAACGGCCAGTTGATGCACAAGGTCTACGGCTATATTAAATCCACGTTTAAGCCCAAAGCAGCTGCGGGCCGGAAACCAGAAAGCCGCCGCCAGACGGGTGATTTCGCTGGCGACGGTCTGAAGCATGATAACTACGCGATCCCGGAAGGGTTCAGAGGCGCTTAATCGGTAACTGTGCCACCAGCATCACGATAGGCAGTCAGCAGCGTTTCGATAGCGTGCGTTTTCTGACCATATGGCGAGCCGGTGAGCGACGCCCAGATATCGTTAGTTTTGCCAATGGCCGTGCGGATTCGTCCGGCGTGGACGTCGGCATACGCGCCCTGCTCTTTCAGCAGCTGGTCAAGCAAGCGCTCCTGTGACGCGGGGCTGAAGTCGGGCAGTTTCAGCTGTTTTTTGTAGACCGGCCAGTAGCGGTAAAGCTGCTGATATCGGCCTGCTGCAGTCGAGGCCAGACCATGCTTATTGAGCACTTTAGCGCGGCGGTTTGAGAACGGGTGATCGGTGAAGTCGGTAAAGATTTCGCCCAGCTTGTCGCCCAGCCCGGTCACGATAACGTCATAGCCACGCATGCGGGTTAACGGGTGAGTACTGGTGCCTTCTGAGAACGCCAGCATGTCGCCAAAGGCTTTACGGTTTGCGGATTGCTCCATTGTGATACCACTCTGTAATGATTGAGAGCGGGACTGTATGGAGTTTGTAATTTGTAGTGGGAAGAAAGGCCGCATGGTGCGGCCATTGTGTGTTAGCTCATAGCGGGCATTAAGCACCCACAGTCCGCTCTGTGACAGAAGCGGTTTTTACTACCATTTCTTAATAAGGGAATTCTAAAGAAAAAACGACTAAAACGGAGGGTTTAATTAAATTCTGATATTTCCATTCGTGCATTTGAACGATAAAGTCAATGTAAATTTTTCTCTGAATGGGGTGAAGATGAGGTTATCACGGTCACTATGCAAAGTTGTTGGGGACGTTATTGCTAACACTGCGTCTCATGAAGCAATCGAATCATTATTTTACTCTGTGGGCGCTCGTGGTGAACCACCAAAAGGAGCTCATGATACTAAGTGGAAGAACTGGTTATACCTCACAGGTCAGGATAAGGAGGTTGATAGCCTATCTGTGTTAGGTGGGGTGATTGAAGAGTTTATGGATCTTCCTCCGAAACAAGGAAGCCCCGAGTATATTGAATGGTCTGAAAAAAGAGAGGGTGTCGAAGCCGCGTTACATGATAATGGTTTTCAATATTATCGTTTTGGCCGCATTTTACCTTTGGGTCACATCCCTGCAGATGATATCCCATATGAAGAGACTTTAAGAATTAGTCAGCAGCCAGTTATTCCTCAGAAAGTGGAAGCTTTGCTGGAAAGGTTGGTTAGAGGTTTGCAACGTGCTATGCACCCTCTCACACACCGAAGAAAAGGAAGCCAGAATTTAACGTTTAGCAATGAATATGATGTGCAAGATTTACTTCATTCATTATTGAGACCTTGGGTTCAAGATATACGCCCAGAAGAATTTACTCCTAGCTATGCTGGTTCTAGCACTAGGATGGATTTTCTTTTGCCTGCGCATAGTCTTGTTCTTGAAACAAAAATTGTAAGAGACCGTACTCATGCCAAAAAAATTGGCGATGAGCTTATAATTGATATTGAACATTACAGACGGCATAGTGAATGCAATAATTTATGGTGTATCGTATATGACCCAAACAAATATATAACTAATTCACAAGGATTTAAAACTGACCTGGAAGGTGAACGATCAAGTAAAGATGGAAAAGTCTTGGTGAAAGTATATGTGATCTAGGATGCATCCATAATTAATATCAACTAAAAATCTATGAGGCATAAAAATGACAGATTACATCTATAATTCTCAAGGAAAAGCCGTAGGGTTTATCCGTGGAAAATACATACATGGTATGAACGGCAATGCCGTCGGCCAACTTCATGCAACACATGTATATAAACTCTCTGGTCAATACATTGGGGAACTTCATGAAAGCATGATCCTAAACAAGCACATGGGTAACTTAGGAAACATCGGTAATCCGGGAAATCCTGGCAATTCCGGAAGGCCAGGTAATCCTGGTAATCGGGGTGCACGCAATTATGGATTTCCAGATGTCTCAATGCATCTATTTGATCAGTAGTGATGACATCAATCGCTGACGTCCGCTTCTCGCTCAAAGCAGACGGCCAGATTTAATGATGCGCAGCCAGTGAAAACCGTCAGCTCAAGCCAGAGCTGACGCATATTATTAACCAGTAAAATTAGTTCGTTACTGGCGCCCTGACAGCCTCAAACATGGCAAAGTTGAGCCCCTTGCCTTCGCCAAACTCCTCCTCAATTTCTCCTGATACAGCTGTCAGCACGTCATTCAGCGTCAGCTCACCGCCGCCGAACATATCACCCAGCGCCTGCTGCTGGTGTAACAGCTCGTCGTTGATCTTCTGCGCCATCTTTTTAAACGCTGCGCCAATCCGCTTCGCGCTGCGGTTGTTGGCCACGATAAACAGCGCCAGGGCTTCGGCCTCTATACTGGCCTCCTCAAAGAGCCCCTGCTGCGCCAGCACTTCCTGTATCGCCTGCCCGCTGTCTTTCGCCTGGCGCACCAGCTTAATTGCCTCCTGTAGCGCAGCTATCGCCTGCTGATCCAGCCCGTTCACCGACTGCACGCCGTCCACCAGCCCAGTAACCGCCTGGCGGTGAACGTCACCGGAGAGCGTCTGCATCTGCGCAAACTCACTGGCAGCGGTATTAAGCGCCGTCAGGATGTTGCGCATATCCGGATCGGGTTCCTCAGATACCAGCTTTACCAGCCGTTCATCCTTATAGGCGCGGGCAAAGATCGCATTCTGAATGCGGTCAATCAGCTGCTTTGTCGGGCGCCCGTCGTCAGTCAGCAGGCCTGCTGTTGCCGTGTCGCCTATCTCTTTCATGAATGCCCGGATAAAGCCGTCATTTGAGCGCGCCAGCAGGTTGCCGTCATCGGACGGATTGAAGATGGCCATTAGGCGTTCGTCGAGCATTTCCGCATCCACAAACGCCTTTTCGCTCGCCGCCATTTCCTGCAGATCGGAGAGGTTGGAATCCTTCGCAAACTGCGCCCGGTCAACGTCCGTCAGGCGCTCGCGCACCAGCACGGGCATATCCATCTGCGCGATATCCGACGCCTTCAGGCCATAGTCTTTCGCGTGCTCAATCAGGTACTGGCGGTATTCATCGGCCTGCCCCTGCTCATAGGCGCGCGTGATCCCCATTGAGCGCCCGTTGCCTGACTCCACCACGTTATCCGCGCCCACGATTGGCGCGCCGTGGCTGCTCATGCCGGAATCGGTCAGCTTCGCCGGCCGCAGGTTGCCCGCAATTTTTGAAACCTGCACTTTACTGGTCAGGCGCGTGCGGTCGCGCGGCTGCAGCTCTGCCGGGAACGCCGGATTAATTGTACCGTCGAGGTTGTTTGAGATAATCAGGTCGCGGGCATCCACTACCTTAAACGCAGTTTTCACTTCCTGACCTTTGCCCGTCACGACGTAGGATGATCGCCCGGTTTGGGTCTCTGTTTTGCGCAGTGAACCCACGAGCCCAATCAGGGCAAATATGCTGCCGGCGTCGCCCAGCAGGCTCTTTAATTTCTCGTTAAGCATTGTGATCCCGGTAATAAAAAACCCCGCCGAAACGGGGTTGCTGATTAAGCTGCGAGGCCGCTGGCGGCTATCCAGCTGGCGGTTTGCTCTTTCGCGTCGTCCAGCGCCAGATAAACGCCGATGTAGTCACCGACTTTGCGCAGCGTCTCCACAAAATCCAGCTGTGCCTGATGCGTGAATTTCCCGGCCAGAAAGTCTTTAACCACTTCCGGGACAGGCTGATCTTCTTTAACAGGGTCAGGCTGTGGCTCCGGTTCCGGCGCCGGGGCGGGCGCTGGCTCCGGTACCGGATCGGGAGCGCTGGTGGCTGGTGCCGGCGCTGCGCCATAACCCAACTGCAGCATGATTGCTTCCATCTGGTCATTAAGATCCAGAAGGTCCAGCCCCTTTACCGTCGGGGCTTTGATAATCAGTTCGTCCAGCTGGTCGGCTAAATCCAGCTTTTCAAGGGCGGTTAACGTCATGCTGCTACCCCTTTACGCTGCACGGCCACCAGCAGATCGCTCAGGTGCTGCACCGCGCCGTTCACCAGCGCTTCGTTTTCATCAAACACGCCTGCAGCCGTCAGCGCGGCAATCGCCTCGCGCACCTGATTGCGGCCGGCGCGGATCACGTCCATGTCGTCGGTATCAAGTGAGGTCAGCCCCTGCAGGTAGTCGATCGCCTTCTGCGCTTCAGAGTCTGCTTCCGGCACGGGCTCTGGTTCCGGCTGTGGTGCTGGCTCAGGCTCTGGCTGTGGTTCTGGTGCCGGTTCCGGGGTGTTGAGTTCCTCCACCAGCGGAATACGCTTGCCGGTGATCATCGCGGTTTGTGCTGCCTTCAGATATTCAGGACTCTGATTAGCTTCCACGTAGTCAGCCGCCTGCTTCAGCTGCTCACTGCCATAGCCCAGCGCCTCAGCCCAGGCGTTTACCAGGTCAGATGCCCAGCCCACCAGGTCGCCCAGGCGTTTAGCAGCAATCCAGAACGGGTCTGTGGTTTCACGATCGTCAGTCACGTCGGTCTCTTCTCCTTCGCCTGCTGCCAGCTGCTGCAGCGCGGCTTTGATAGCGCCCGTGAAATAGGCCTCATCTTCCCCTTCCGGATATGCCACGCCGGTCAGCTGCTTACGGGCCACCATGCGCACCTGTTTGGCGTAGGTGTCCGGATCTTCTTCTGACATTTCCAGATACTGCGCGGCGTAGTCGCTCATTTTCTCCGCCACGGTTGCGGCCAGCGCATCGAGATCCGCATGCGTCGGGATCAGCTTCAGCTCAAAGTCAGCAATCTCTTTGTCAGTCAGCGGACGGTCATAGGAAATGATGCCGTTACGGGCAACGCCGCTGTACGGCTCGCCTGCTGCTGGCTGATCCGCCACGGCGGCAAAGTTCGGCGGTACCGCCCCAATACCTGCAGGACGGTTAACCAGCGCATAGCGCCAGACGGTTGCCGGCGTAACGGGTTCCGGCTGTGGCTCAGGGGCTGGTGCTGGCTCAGGCTCCGGCTGTGGCTCTGGTACTGGCTCTGGTTCCGGCTGTGGCGCGGGTTCCGGCGCCGGGGCTGGCTCAGCAGCAACGCGGTACTTTTCCGCCGCGCCGGTGCGGTAGGCTTTCAGCATCTTTGTTGCCGTTTTACCCATCTCCGCACCCTGGCTGGATTTAGAAGGCATTTCATACGTGGTGCCGTCGGCTTCTGTGATGATCACTTTGCCTTCCAGTTCGCCGTTCTGGTCAGCGACCTGATAACGAACCGTCGCGCCGTTGCTTAGCGTGGCCTGCCCGTCCATGTTCAGGCGCGCTTTAACCTGAATAGTGCGATCGCCGAAGGTGTCCGTGTTTTCCGGCTCGCTGGCTTTTGCCTGCTGCAGCGCGGCCAGCTGCCCGGTAAGGTCGGCATTCAGCTGTTTCTGGCTGGCGAGTTTGCCGCGCAGCGTCTGCTCATTGCCCTGCATCTGCTGCGC